TAGAAGATAAAGAAATAAATGGGTTCTTAATCGATAAGTTTAATCAGCACGGCTTGGACGTAGGTAAAACGCAGGGGACTTGTCCCCTGTGTTCATCTACACGTAAACCTGAAAACCAAAAGAAAAAATGTGCTAGCTACGACTGGGAACGAGGTATAGGTACATGTCACAATTGTGATACACCTTTTCAGTTGCATACATTTAAACGTAAAGGTAAAGCTGAACGTGATTATGTTGTACCTGAACAAACAACCGTTGGTCAACTTGGTAATAAAGTTGTAGACTGGTTTAAAGATAGAGGTATATCTGAACAAACATTAAAGCAATTAAAAGTTGGTGTTGGTAAAGAGTTTATGCCTCAAACTGGTAAGCAAGAAAATACAATACAATTTAATTATTTAGTTGGTGGTAACTTAACTAATATTAAATACAGAGATGGACGTAAGAACTTTAAGCTATATAAAGGAGCTGAAAAAGTATTTTACAATATTGATAGTATTGTAGGTCACGATGATTGTGTTATAGTTGAAGGTGAAATGGATGTGTTAGCTTTACATGAAGCTGGTATTACAAATGCTATATCAGTTCCAAACGGCGCTACACTTAATACAAACAATTTAGATTATTTAGATAACTGTATTGATTACTTTGAAGATAAGAAAAAGATAATCATAGCAGTTGATAATGATCCACCTGGTGTTGCATTGCAGCAAGAGCTAATACGTAGGCTAGGTGCTGAGGTTTGTTTTATATCTACATTTGATGACTGCAAAGATGCTAATGAGTATCTATTAAAGCACGGATCTAAAGAGCTAATGTCACGCATAAAGCAAGCTCATCCAGTACCTCTTGAAAACGTTACAACGTTTAGAGATATTGAAGATGAAGTTACAGACTTTGTACGTAATGGTTTTAAACGTGGCTTTACAGTTGGTTTACATAACTTTGATAAAATATTTAGTACATATACTAAACAATTTATTACAGTAACAGGTATACCTAGTTCAGGTAAGTCAGATTTTGTAGATCAAATGTGTGTAGGTTATAACAAAGAGTATGGCTGGAAAACTGCATTTGCATCTCCTGAAAATGCTCCTACATATTTACACGCGCATAAGTTAATGCGTAAGGTATGGGGCGATATGCCAAATAAGGGCGATATAGGAGGTTCTAAATGGAATCAGGTTGCACAACACGTAAATGATAATTTCTTTTTCATAGACATGGAAAGATACACATTAGAATCAGTGTTACGTAAAGGTGCAGAGCTTGTTAAGCGAAAAGGTATTAAATGCCTTGTGATTGATCCATATAATAAAGTAAGAGATGTTGATTGTCAAACAGAGGACGTCAACAAATATACTATGGAATACTTAACTAAAATAGAAACGTTTGCTAAAAAGTATGACGTGTTAGTATTCATAGTGGCACATCCTACCAAAATGTATAAGACACAAGATGGTAAGATTGAAGAGCCAACAATGTATAATATTAAAGGTGGTGGTGAATGGTACGATGCTAGTTATCATGGTTTATTAGTACACCGTGATTACGAAGCTAAAACAACTAAAGTTAAAGTTCTTAAATGTAAGTTTCAAAACTTAGGCGAGAACGGAGCTGAAGCCCATTTTACTTGGGAACCTAGATCAGGTTGTTTTGTACCGCATGAAATGCCAGACCTTGAAGAACAAATGCCTTGGGACTAAAAAGATTTTATGCTGACGATATTAAATGGACAGCTGAAGATAAAGAAGCGTACAGATGGTGTGTTAATCACGGAATTAAAATAGGTGTATTAGCTAATCAACCTGGTTACGACGTTGGATCTTGGAAAGTTCGTATCGTAGCAAACAATAAAGAAATGATTAGCCCAGGAGACTATAATAGAGCAGAGATATATCCTAAAATATTTGAGCTATATCGGCACTATTACAATTTAAATACGAAACCAAATGGATAATATAATTATGAAAAAAACAACATTAATATTAGTAGTAATGTTTTCATTGCTATCTTTTACATCAGACCACGTTAGAGTTAATCCTATACAATACGATATGAGATTAAATTTTATACAAGAAAGATCAAGAATGCTTGAAGAAATGTTTGAAAAACAATACGAAGAAGGTACACTAACTAGTGATTATGCTTTTTTCTATGTGAAAATGGTACAAAGTTTAGACAGCTGTGCTGCTGATTTAAAACATTTTAAAGTTTTATTTAAGTGAGAGAGTTAACATTTAAAAACGCTAGTGAAGCTTTTGATTTTTACTACGGAACAATACCTTATCAAGGCGTAGACTTTGCAAGTACTAGAGCTATGTTTAATCAAGGCTTCATTATTGAAAAGCCATGGGAACGTATGATAGAAAATGAAAATCGTGGGTTCAACATGGAATATGCCGAAGCTGAATGGCAGTGGTATTTATCTGGTGATCCTAACGTTGATAAGCTAGGTGAAATATATGGTAAAGTTCCTCAAATATGGGAGCGTATGGCAGATGCTGACGGTGAAGTTAATTCTAATTATGGTTGGCAATGGGAGAGAGATTATCAGCTAGATAAAATTGTTGCACAATTAAAAGATAATCCTGACACAAGGCAAGCTGCAATATCTATTTATGATGGTAAAGAAATAAATAAATATAAACATGATACGCCTTGCACTTATGCTGTACAGTTTACAGTTTTAAAAGGTAGATTAAATATGTGTGTCGTGATGCGATCTAATGATCTGTGGTATGGCTTTTGTAATGATCAATACTGTTTCAGTAAATTACAAGAACTAGTATCAGAAAGAACAAAATATAAAATGGGTACATACTATCATTTTGCACATAATCTACATATTTATAATGATAAATTACCTGAACAAAATACGTTAACATCAAGAGCTAGAACATATGGATAAAATTAATTATTATTTATACCATATACCGGGTAAAAAAATAGGTGTTACACGTGATCTTATATCTAGGGTTGTTGACCAGCAAGGCTACAGCTTAGACGAAATAGAAGTTCTAGATCAAAGTACAGATATTAATTATATATCTGACCGCGAATTAGAACTTCAACAGTCTTACGGCTACAGAGTTGACAGACAAAAATATAAAGATCTATACATTAATAAAATAAAATCTAATATAATGCACATAAACGCGACAGAGCAGACCTCCACGTTCCCTTGTCCAGAATCTAAACTTAAAGGTAGATTAATGGATCACATGGGTAAGACGTGGGAAACAACACATGGTACATTTGAAATAAACATGGATACTATTCAATGGATATTAAATAATGTAACAACATCTCAATACACAATGGAGAGATGTTATATATATAATAAAGCATTTGCTAAATATTTTCAAATAAAACCTCAAGGGCAGAAAGATGCTTATCAAGCATATTTCGATACTCTAACTAGTAGAGCAAACAGAAATGGTAATTGGAGATATGACAACGATGATAGCGAAAGGTTTCAAAAAATAAGAGACTGGGCAGGTGAAAGAGGCTTGTATACTAAAGGCGATACTAAAACTCAGTTCTGTAAGTTAATGGAAGAAGCTGGTGAATTAGGTAGAGCTGTATTAAAAGATGATAAAGCAGAGTTTGTAGATGCTATTGGCGATATGGTAGTTGTATTAACTAATATGGCTCATCTTGGTGGTACAACAATTGAAAAGTGTATAGATACAGCATACAAAGTTATTTCTAAAAGAACTGGTAAAATGGTTAACGGAACATTTGTTAAAGATGAAAAGTAAAACTATTTTATTTAGAGATCCTGTTGTAGAAAGAGTCTGCGATAAGTTTGTTAAACGTTCAGATGTTGGTTATGCTAAGTACGGTAGAACATTACATGATGAAAGAACTGGCGGACATAAAAATCTAGCTGGTTATTTAAATGATGTTCAAGAAGAATTAATGGATGCTATACTTTATATTCAAGCAGCTAAAGAAGAACTTAATGATAGTTCAGTTAATGAAGCTATAGCTGAAGTTAACAAAGCGTCATTTAGACCACCACACCCTTCACACGCTTCATCAGCGCAGCTAGACTGGGACGACGAAAATATACTAGGTGTTAATTCACCTTTACCAGGTGAAGAAGAAGAAGATGCGATCTCGCCGGTATAAGAAACCAGGTCCTGTTAGATCTAAAAAGGTCAAGCATGATGGCATTACGTTTCAATCAGGTCTAGAAAAATATATGTACATAGCTTTAAAAAAAGCTAAGATAAAGGCTAAATATGAGGGACAAACTTACGAGCTTGTCCCTTCTTTTAACTTTAAAAATTCATGTTATGAAAGACAAGCGAACTCTAAAGGGGAGTTCAAAGATAGAAGCGATAAGAAAATACGCGGAATACGTTATACGCCTGATTTTATTGGAGATAAGTTCATCATTGAATGTAAGGGTAGACCTAATGAGTCTTTCCCATTACGTTGGAAATTATTTAAAAAATACATTGCGTATAAAATGCCGGAGTATTCGTTATATAAACCTCAAAATCAAAAGGAATGCGACGAAACCGTGAGCTTAATTCTTGGGAAAGAAAAGAATTAGCAAGAAGAAAATATGCTGAGCGTCAATTACAGAAGTTTATAGACTGGAGTATTGAAGCTAAAGGTTATTTAAAATATAAAGACTTAATTAAATATTCAGAAAAGTATGGCGAAGCTAACACTATTACCGTATCGAGAGAAAACCCGTAGAAAAAGACCGGGTGTTCATGCTAAAAGTAAGACGTCTAACTCTAAAGGCAGCGTCAACTATAAGAAAAAATACATAGGACAAGGAAGATGAAAGAAAAAACTTTAATTGAAATAAAAAATAAAGTTCAATCACTTACAAACGTTGTACAACACTTGTATACAGAGGTTGAATACTTAAGAACAGTATCTTTTGGTACGTTAGAAACAATGAAGCATATGTCTGAATATGATAGTGCTTTGGGTAAAGTAAAAAATAAAGTAAAAGAAACAAACAATGGAGATAAGCAACAAGATACTAAGTGATATAACCGTTTACATGAAGTATGCTAAGTATATTCCCGAGTTAAATAGAAGAGAAACATGGGATGAGTTAGTTACTAGAAACAAAAACATGCATATCAAAAAATACCCTGATCTTGCTGACTCTATTGAAGAAGCTTATAAGTTAGTATATGAAAAGAAAGTTTTACCGTCTATGCGATCGCTACAGTTCGGAGGTAAGCCTATTGAGATCTCGCCTAATCGAGTTTATAATTGTGCTTATCTACCTATTGATAGCATTGAGTCTTTTAATGAAATAATGTTTTTATTACTTGGTGGCACTGGAGTAGGATACTCTGTACAAAACCATCATGTTAGTAAACTGCCTTCAGTTAATCAACCATATAGTAAAAGAACTAGAAGACATTTAATCGGCGACAGTATTGAAGGCTGGGCTGATGCAGTTAAGGTTTTAATTAAGTCTTATATGGGTCCTAAGAGATCATCTAAGATAACATTTGATTATTCTGATATAAGACCAAAGGGAGCTCAATTAGTTACATCTGGAGGCAAAGCTCCAGGTCCACAGCCTTTGAAAGAATGTCTAGTAAAAGTAGCAGGAATTTTAAATGATGTAGAAGACGGAGATAAATTAACTACATTACAAGCTCATGATATTGTTTGTCATATAGCTGACGCTGTATTAGCAGGCGGTATACGTAGAGCAGCTTTAATTAGTTTGTTTTCAGCAGATGACGAGGCAATGATAGGTTGTAAGTCTGGACACTGGTGGGAAGAAGCACCTCAACGAGGCAGAGCAAACAACTCAGCTGTGCTTATGAGACATAAAATAAGTAAACAATTTTTTATGGATTTATGGAAACGTGTTGAGCTATCAGGAGCAGGTGAACCAGGTATTTATTTTAATAATGATAAAGACTGGGGAACAAACCCATGTTGTGAAATAGCTTTACGGCCATACCAGTTCTGTAATTTATGTGAGGTAAATGCTAGTGATATAGTAGATCAAAATGATTTTAACAAAAGATGTCAAGTAGCTTCTTTTATAGGTACACTCCAAGCAGGCTACACTGACTTTCATTATTTAAGAGACATATGGAAAGATACGACAGAGAAGGACGCCCTTATAGGTGTATCAATGACAGGGATAGGCTCTGCCGCTGTGCTGCAGTTGGATATGACGGACGCTGCAGATATAGTAGTAAAGCAAAACAGAAGACTAGCTAAGCTAATTGGTATTAAACCAGCTGCAAGATGTACAACCGTAAAGCCTGCTGGGACGACATCTCTGGCATTAGGAACTTCATCCGGTATTCATGCATGGCATAATGATTATTATGTACGTAGAGTTAGAGTTGGTAAAAACGAAAGTATGTATAAATATTTAATTGAAAACCATCCTGACTTAATTGAAGATGAATACTTTAGACCTCATGATACTGCTGTTATTAGTATACCTCAAAAAGCTCCGGCTAATGCTATACTAAGAACTGAGTCACCATTTGATTTACTTGAACGTATAAAGAAAGTAGCAACTGAGTGGGTTAAACCAGGTCATAAACGTGGTAGCAATACCCATAACGTTTCAGCTACTGTTAGTTTAAAAGCAGATGAGTGGGATAAAGCAGGTGAGTGGATGTGGGATAATAGAGATTATTATAACGGACTATCTGTATTACCATATGATGGTGGGACATATACTCAAGCTCCATTTGAAGATATAGATAAATCTAAATACGAAACTATGATGAAGAGTTTAACTGATGTTAATCTTACAGATATAGTAGAAGTTGAAGATGAAACTGATCTAGCTGGCGAATTAGCTTGTGCAGGAGGCGCGTGTGAGATAGTATGAAAAAGTTAATGATAATAGGAGGTATAGGTATGATCACAATGGCTGGCACTAATATGATATGGCATAAGCAAAAACCAAAGTTTGGGCCAAATGAATTAGCAATAGCGGTTGGTGCTGTCACACTATCAGTCGGAGTTACTATAAGATTTTGAAAAGCTCCTGGTTAAATGCCTACAATTTAATGATAGGCAAAACAACTTACGATGAGTTGTCTAAAAACAAAGTATTCTACTTGCCGGTAAATCATGAAGATCCAGAAGTATTATTAAGATACTTTGAAGGTGAAGAAGAATATGAAAAATGTCAAACAATAAAACAAATAAAAGATGTGTGAATATTGTAATGGCTACTGCGGTGGCTGCTAAATAATAAAAGGGGATCATTACGATCCCCTTTCTTGGTTACAGGAACTTTTGGGTATGGTGCCCAGTTTTATCGTGTTCCTATGATACATTACTACTAGAGCTTCTGCGCTTTCCCATGCCAACTTTCTTTTTTGCTTTAGTTACTTTTTGCTTCTCACCTTTGCTCATTTCACTCCAAGACTTAGGTGATTCACCACTAACTCTTTTAGATGGTCTACACACTTTAGTATTCTTGTTCTTTTCAGATCCACAAACATTTCCCTTTTCATCTTTCCACTCTTCTTTAAACCAACGTTTTAAGTTTGAACCTTCTTTAGTTTTGCGAACAGCAGACAATGGTGATCTCGATGTACTGTACATAGCCATAGCTTTACTCTTATCATTGTCTCCCATTTTCATAGCCATTTTTCTAGCTCTCTCCATCTTAGCTGCATACTTAGGTCTCTTCTTGTTAAAGTTTTTCTGTTGCACAAATGCGCCATTTATTTTCTGCATATTGCCTTTTCTTGTTTTATAAACCCACTTAGCTAATTCTTCAGCATTTAGATCTTTAAACTTACCGTCTGCATCAGGAGCGTCTGAGTCGTGCCATTTTAGTTTCTTCGCCATACTACTTTATGTTACCACCACGTTTTCTACACTTAGCTATATAACCACTAGCATACGCAGATGGAAACACATCGTATTTAGCTTTAGCTTTTTTATAACAAGCATCTTTTAAAGCTGCGGGTGAATCGTATTTATTAAAAGGTGTTTTACATTTTCTCATTTTCTTCTTGTTTTTGATCTTCTATTACTTGTTCTAAAACTAGATCTTCTGCTTTTACCTCTAGAACTTTGTTTCTTTTCAGATTTTAATTGCCAATCTGGCCATCCTAATATCATCGCTACACTTTCCCACCACTCTTTTTCTTCTTCAAAAGCTCCTGTAAAGTTGTCATACTTTAACAAAGCTCTATCAAGAGGTATGTTTGTAGTTGCTGAAACTACTTTAGCTCCTGCTAAATAAGCTGGGTTATCAATAGCAAAACCTTTATCAAGCATTTCTTGTCTACGTTTTTTACTATCAAACTGATAAGCAGCACCTCTAATTTTAGATATTTTACTACTTATAGGTGGTGAAAACTGAAGCAGCTTCCAAGTAGCATCGACATATTCTGGTCTAGATCTTTTAGATCTTTCGTATATATCTAATAATAAATTCTTAATAACAGAGGCTGAAGCTCCGCCTATGCCTAAACCTCTCAACATAGAGTCAGACATACCATTCATAGTTCTATATATTTTTTTGTCATCTTCGTCGTCGTCTCCGTCACCTGCCCCAATAGCAAATAAAGCATTTTGTAAAGAGTTAAATATTAAGTTTTGAACAAACCCATAATAAGCTATTTTACTTACATTAGTTTTCCAGTCTCCTCTGCCTGCTATTAAATCTTGTATAGATCTTTTTTGTATACGAGCATACTGCATAGGTGTATTAGCAAACATTAATATTAACCTTCCATAATCACTAGCTTGTTGTTGTGATATTTTATCAGGTCTACTTGATTGTTGAGATTCTTCTGATATTTCTTTCCACTCTTGTAATGCTTGTTCAGTAGCTTGCTTTTCATTAAGTCCACTGTTTTCCATTAAATCATTTATTCTATTACGATAATAAGTAGCACCACCAGCAGCTATAGCAAAGCTATCAGCAAACTGAGTAGGCGCATAACCTTTTTCCATTATATAAGCTATTGCACCTTTAGCTCTATTTTTAGCAGTCTTTGCAGCATCAGCTATTTCAGATTCAGTTACATTTATTCTTAAACCTTGTCTTCTATCTTTTAGATAGTCAGAGTTCATTAACGTCATAAAGTCTTTCCAATACTGAGGTTGGTTGGCAAATGCAGCACCAGCTTTTAAAGGATTATTAAAATTCCAATTAACATAGTTTATAGCAGATATAGTTTGAAGTACTGCAGATCTTGTATTTAAAAACATTATAGCAGCATTAGATCCATTAATGTAGTCTAATATTCTATTGCTAAGTCTAGTTCCTTCTGATGATCTGTTCTTACCAGTCTTAATACGTTTAATCATGTTCTCCAGCGCATCTCTATATTTTCTTCCATACATAGCTTCTAGCTTATTTAAATTAGCCTCACTATATATTTTATCAATTCTTTGATTAAAGTCTTCGTAATACTTATATCTCTTAGTAGTATTAAGAAGCTGTTGTATATCAGTGCTTAATGTTCCAGCAGTCCAACCATTACTAGGATTAGACCAACCATCTCCTTTAGTTATTTTTAAAAGCTCTTGAGCAAACTCTATTAACTGAGGGTCATTTTCAATAATCTCAGTCATTTCTTTTAAGTCTGACGCATCTATTCCAGGTATATTAGTTATGCCTGTTGAATACCATAAATAAACTCTCAAGGCTTGTTCCTTAGTAAAACCTCCAATGCTTGTAGATTTATTTAAATCTTTAGGTATATTTAAATCTTTCTTAAGTTTCTTAAAATCATTTATCAACTGTAGTCTATCAGCCCTCAAATCGCCATCAGCTTTTGCTAAAGGATCTAGTAAATGTTTTTTGTACCATGACATTTGTAAATTACCTAATGGTCCTTTAGCTAGGGTAGGATATATTAAACCTACTAAATCTTCAGCTGAATAAGGAATAAAGAATTTAAAGCTATCTTTATCTTTACCAAGAAGTCTACCTTTTTCTTTAGATATTTCCTTCTTAAACATAGGATCTTTCTTCATAGTTATTAGCTGATCAAACTCTTGATCTAACCCTTGTGAAAACTTTAACTTAGCTTGTTGTACTCTAGACTTAACGTCTAATACACTCATGGCATCTTGAACAGCTTTAACATTTTGTAAAGCATCATCAGCAAAGTAAAAGTCGTTGTATCCTTCAGCCGCTTTATCTACTAGCCAGTTGGCTTTTGCTTCACCAGTAGAATTACCTAAACCTATTATATTTTCTTTTTTAAATTCTAAACCTTCAGACTTTAAAAATTCATATATAGCTTCTTGAGATAGTGGTGACCTAGCTGTTAAAACAAATAGATCTTCATTACCTCTAGCATCTTTTATTTTTTTAGCTAAATTAAATAGTGGACCTCGCTTGCCATCTCTTACAATATCAAAATCTGTAAAGTCCATTACAGCGCCTTGTTCAACTAGTTGAGATCCTTGCTCTGCAAATTGCTCAGCTGTAAGTTCACCCTCTGTTCCATCTGGCTTTGTCCAAAATACTAAACTGTTACTTTGAGCTAGTGTATCATCAAAATCAAATACTCTAATTTTCTTTATTGGTTGATCTAACTTATTTGCTAACCTTAACGCTTCATCTACACCAGCAGCTTTACTTAAAATATCTTCAGAAGTCATATCGTTAGATACGTTTAAAACTTTTGAATAGCTTAAGTCAGTAACATTTACACCTTTACTAGCTTTTAAACCTGGAGCTGTTTTCAAAAACTCATTTAACCTTTGTTTAGCAACCTTTTGTGATATATCTCCATTTAATATTTGATATAGTAATTCTTGTTGCTTGGATATAACAGATGGTGTTATTTGATTTTCAGCTACATTAATACCATTGTTTTCAGCTACAGATTTGCCATTGCTCTCTATGAGGATATTAGGATCTACACCTTTATGGATCTTACCGTTTTCGTCTTCTCTAACTTGGCTATTTACATTTGGATTAAAGTATCTTATCCATATAGACTTAGTCCCCATTAAAATGTCATAAGCAAACTCTACAGGAGCATTAGCTGTATAATTAAAAGGCTTACCGTCTACACCAATACCTTTTAACATTAGATCATTAACATATGGTAATAAACCTTGAAAGTAATTATTTAAAGCACCATCAACATATAGATCGTAGTTACCTTGTAACATCCTGTTGAATAAAAACTTGCCTAAATCACTAGCCGGTTGAGTATGTTCTTCAACTGGTTTTAAACCTGTATAATTAGTAAACATTATAGGCGAAAATGTTCTCATCATGTGACCTTGGTAGGAGCTGGTAGAAGAAAGCATAGCTGCTACAAAAGGAGCATTACTAATATCATCTTGTATTAACTTATTTAAAGCGTCTAATACTTGTTTAAATCCTTTTTCTTTATCCTTCTGTTGCTGTTCAAAATCTTTCGTACCAAACTTTTCATTAAGCTTTACATAGCTCATACGTTTTAAACCTGGTATTATTTTACTAGCAAATTTTATTCCGTCTTCTTGTATTCTATCTAAAAACGCAGCAACTTGTTTAGCATTTAAAAAAGCAAAGTTACCACCATAATCTCTTTCACCAGTTTTATTACCGTCTAGATCTTTAACAGATACTGTTTTACCAGTAAAGGTTCCAGCTGAATTAATTGTAAAAAATTCTTTAGGTACTAATGGTGCTAATACATTAGCTAACCATAACCTGTAGGCTTCTCTACCTTCAAAGCTTTTCATGTTGATTGGATCTAGTCCATTAGCTTTTAATATTTGATTCCAATTTTTTTGCTCTGCAAGAAGTTGTTCTCCAGTGCTAGCAGTAAATAGTTTTCTAGCTTTATCTATTTTTCTCTGTTGTGCTTTAGTCATTTTGACTCCTTTAGAAAACATCAACTCTGCTTTACCTTCAGATAACTTACTAGGAACTGGCAAGCCTTTATCTTGTAATGCCTCTCTAACCTCTTGATTTGTAAGCATACGTTCTGTTTGAGAAACTAAAGCTTTTATTCTAGCGCTAGTATTTCTATCTGCTAAGTTCATTTCACCAGCTGGTGTTATTCCAAATACTTCTTTAAACAAAGCAGGACTTATATTTTTATTCTTTTCAAAAGCAGATAAACCGGCTTTACTACCAGTCTTAGACATTTTAACTCTATCAGTCTTAGTATAGAAGTTATCTAATAATACTTTTTGTACACCAGTTGAAGTACCTCCAGGCGTTGATCCTTCAGGTAACATAGTAATTAAAGCTTCCGCATTTTTATTTATAAACTGCTGAGCATTTCTTACATCGTCTTTAGTTAAGTTTCCAGGTTTTGGTTTTATACCAAACATTTCTTGCACTTCTTGTAGGGCTATATTTTTTAAAGATTTAAAATCTAAATCTGCAATAGGCAGATTATCTACCTCAGCTCTAACTTTTTTAACAGCTTGTTCAACATCACCACTTAATCTGCTCTTAAGTTTAATAGCTCTTTTAGGTTGTACAACAGGAGTATCATCTGCTTCTTCAACAGCTGCTAATCCTACTTGCTCTGTAACATCGTCAGTAAACTCTTCACCTAAAACTCTTTTCGATGCTTCAATAGCTCTTGAAGGTAGAAACTTATTTATGTAAGCTGCTAAAGGTACGCCTGACTCTGGATCATAAGCTCTTATTAAATCTAATATACCACGCTCACCAGTTTCTATTTCATCAGTAAGTAATTGCCTATCAAAACCAGGAGCTTCACTTCTACGTTGTACTATTTTATTTGTAATAGGTTTGAACTGTTCTATAATATCAAAAGCTGCAGCCTCACCTTGTTCGTCATATAATCTCTGAACCTCTTCACTAGGTCCTTTAGAAAGCTTACCATCAGATTCATCTTCTGGTGGAGCAGCTTGTAAATTAAAATCTTGTACGGAACTTTGAAAACTTTTTATATAGTTAAATACATCATCTCCAGTTTTTAGTGGAATTAAAAAACCAGTCTTAGGATTAAATTTATTAGCTAAGTTTTTAAGCATATATTTTAAACCTGATATTTTGCTAAAATCATATTTACTTAAAACTCCTGTAGCAACCATATCTCCAAAAAGGTTTAACACTTCTTCAACATCTACACCTTGGTTTTTAACAAAGTCGTCATATTGCTCTTGAGTTATTTCTTGATTACTTAATTGAGTTTGCAACTCTCTTATAGTAGATGTATAAGCTTGTTTTCTATTTAAATAATTATTATAATCTTCTTGGGATATTTTGCCAGTTTCTTTGTTTATTTCTAATTGTTTTTCAGCTTGTTCTAAAGCTAACTGAGCAGACTCAACAACAACTCCATCTTTAACTATACCAGCTTTTCTATTTTCTATATGAAATAGTTCATGCATAGGAGCAACAGCAGACATCGTCGCAATAAATCTATCTGAAGTTTGACCTATATTTCTAGCAATATTATCTCTAAATACTATTATGTCTTGATCAATAAATGTACCGTTTGAATTTTTACCTCTAGCTTCTATTAATTGCTCTGCTCTATCTCCATAAAGTTCTCTTAGTTCTTCGACTGTTGTTTGGTCATTAACTTCTGTATACTTATTACCGTTTAACTCTTGTGTTACACCTACTATATTATTATAAAACTCAAACAACCCTTGGTTATAAGCGGCCATCGCAGGATCAAAAGCATCTTTTTGATCTTGAGCAGCTTTTGTTTTTCTAGTATTTAAAAGCTTTTCTATTTGCGTATCTACAGATTTATATTGATTAATAAACTGTTGCTTTTGTTTTTTAATAGCTTTGCTTTCAGGATCTGCTCTACCACCTAGCTCTATTAGGTTATTTATATATTCTTTTCTTTGACTTATTAAATCAAATAATTCTATTTGTTGTGGCTCACTTAAAGCACTAAGCTTTTCTACGTTTTCTATATTTCTAAAAGCTGCTTGTTGTAATATTAAATCTTGTTCTGCTTTTAATATTTTCTTTTCTTTTTTAGATCTTTTAGTACCGTCGTTTAGAGCTGTTTCTATTTCTATTAATCTATCAAAGCTAGCTTTTTCAACTTTATAATCATTTTTAGTTCTAACATTGTCCCCTAACATAGCGTACAAATTGCTACCAACACTAGGTCCTTGTATAGCTAAACTAGTTAAACCAACATTAAAAGCAAACTCAGCATCTATACCATCTAGTATAGATTTATTTTCACCTAGTATATATATATCTGAAAGGTTATTACCTATTTGAGCCGCAGTTTCTTCAGCTATTTCAACACCTACATTAATTCCTAAGTTTAAACCTTGATACATAGCTTTTTTAAACATAGTAGATCCTACAGGTGCTGCTATTCTGTTTAAGTTTTTCATATAGTTTAACGTACCTAGACGTTCACTGTACATGTCTACAGCTCCAGAAACTAATTGAGATCCTGCTTTTTGAAGTATGTTAAGATCTTTGACTCTATTAAGCTCTTCTATTTGATTTTTAGTTTCAGCTATTTCAAAAGGACTTAATAAACCAGAGTCTAACTTTTTTTCTAGTTCTACTATAGCTTTAGGCGCGTTACGTTGTGCTATATTTATTTCAGAACCTTTTAAACCGTAGCTCATATTAAAAAATATACCTTGAGCAATTTTACTAGCTCTAGCTTGAGCTAAATTAGCTTTAGCTTTTAGCTTAAATCTTTCAGGTCCAGAAGCTTTATTAATAGCTTTTTTACTAGGACTAGCCATCTTACCTCCAAATCTAGTCATAAGCACTGTGGCAATACTAGGCATACCTTCTGCAAAGCTTTGACTAACATATCCACTTAAAGCTCCAGCGTCCCAAGCATCACTCATTGAAGGCTTAGGCGCCATTGCTACGGCCATTTCTTGTTGTAAGCTCTCGTTGTAATCTAAAGATACGCCTTCTACTTTATTTAAAAAAGTAGATAAAGCTGTTGCATCTTCTTCACCTATAGTCTTGTCTATAACCTCTCCTACCATTCCTAGTGTAGTTCCAACTGTGGCTGATGCAGCACCTAAAAATGATTGCTCCATACTTAAAATAGCTTTATCTAAAGAAGAAAAGTTTTTAGTAGCAAGTTCTAAACTTAAAGATACATCTCCTAGTTCGTTAGAGTCTGCTAGTAAAGAGTCACGCTCTTTGTTCCAAGCTATAATATCTTCAGCTAATTTTTCTCTTTTATCTAATAAACCACTAGATTTGTACTCATCAATAACACCGTTGTAAGATGTTAGTAAATCGTTATATTCTTTTTTAATAGCTTCAGGAGAATCATTGCTAATTCCATTCTTATCCATTACATCTAGCTGTTTTTGTATTTCTTCAGCTTGACTATTTAATTCTAAGAATTGTTCGTTATTATCTAGCTCATCTTGTTGCTCTTGTATAGACTTCATTTTATTAGAAATATCACTAGATCTAAGTTGAATATTTTTAGCTTGTAAATCCATTAAGCTAGGATTGTTAGACAAATCCATTACATCTTTAAAATCTAAACCTCCTTTAACTTGGTCAGCTAGCAAAGCGGTTAGCTTATTTCTATCTGTTTGAGTTAAGTCTTTATTAGCATGATAGAAAGCATTAAGCTTATCTGACTTAACTTTGTTTAGTGTTTGAGTTTTTAATTGATCAGATGCTTTATCTATTACACTATCGCTTATTTCTCCAGTTTCTTTGTAATGCTTTACTTCTTGATAAACCTGGTCAGACATCCAGCTAGGCTTTTCATCATCTATAAATAATCTATCCACAGCGTTAGTGCCTACCATTTTATTAAGTCTCTCCATTGGAGTTGGAGCTCCTTCTAATTCTACCGTTTCAAAACCAGACATAGGTTTATTTAAATCTTCTTCTATAAAATTAGCTAATAAAGTTTTCTTGTAATCTTCATTAGACTCATCTACATTAGATAAGGTTTTTCTATACTCTTCAACTAAAGGTTTTAACTTAGCAGCAGTCTCTGGTTCTCTAAATTCAAACTGATCTACTTGACTTAGTTTGTCATACTCATCTTGATTATGTTTTATTTCTGCAGCTATTAAAGGATTTTCTAAATCTTGTTGTATTTCGTTTATATTATAAACAGGTTTAACAACTTGATCTGCAACCATGTTTATTTCTTCAGGTGGTAAAAAACCATTTTCTTCATCTTTATTATCTATAGCTTCAAACATAGCCTGAGCTAGATCCATATCTGGTTCTGGTAATTTATCACCAGCAGCTGAGTTGAGAAGATCTTCTTTATCAGGAACTATATTAAATAAATCTTCCATCATTTGTTCTGAAGATGGAACATTATAATATTCAGACAAACCTTCTCTAACTTTTTCTAATACGTCAGGGTTTTGAATATCTTCTACAAACTTTTCAAAATCTGGTAAGTTAAAATGCTTAACAGCTTTATCGTATAAAGATCTTAGTCGTTGTTCGTTTGGACTCATTAATATAGAGTTGGTTTGTTATTATTAGATTTATTTTTGTATTGATCATATTTAGATTTAAACTGATAATACTCTTCGTTGATATTTCTCATTTCTTTCATTGCACTAAGAAGTTGACCTGCTGTTTCTATGTATTTGTAATCATCATCTAAATCTAATCCACCAAAGTTTGCGAACTTAGATATTCTTTTTCTCTCTTCATCAAAATCAACATCTTCTCCAGCATCTATTCTATTAGTTATATCTTTAATTTCTTTATCTATAAGTTCTTCTACAGGTACTAAACTTTTAAACTTTTTAACATCAGTACCAGTATATATTGTAGAATCAGCAAAGCCTTTATCAAAGTCTATTGTCTCAGTACCAGCATTTTCAGAATCTGTAGGTTCAGTAATAATTTTATTTTTAGTTAATAATTTTCCAATACCATCAGAATCTATATTATCATTAAAAGCTTTCATTGCTATAAATCTCTTAGCTATTTGATCTTGTGTATTTGATAAAGCTGTCTCTTGCTCGGGTGTTAAATCAGAAGGTGCCTCATGCCATGAAGAGTTTTCAAGTTCGCTCATATTAGATAATCCCATAGAAGACAACCACTCTTCTTCTGATAGCCCAGACTCTTCAATTAATCTAGCAGAAATTTCTTGTATAGACATGCCATTACCACCGCTATCATCAACATTATCAGGAATATCATCTTGAAAAACAGACAACATTCTTTTATCATCTGACATTATGGTCTGCGTCATAGGACTATTTTCCATGTCTAGTAAAAGTTTTTCTCTTTGCTCTGGTATCATTGTTTGATACTCGTACTCATATCCTTCTGGTATATTTTCTATAGTTTGACCTGGATTAAATGGATCTGGACTACCTTTTTGTAACTTTATAGTTTCAAAATAAGGGCTAGGACCATCAGGGTTACTAGTTTTTTCAGCTAATGTAGTTGTTAACTGTGATATATCTGCCTTGTCATTATACAAGTTTATACCTTGGTTTTTCATAGCTATTAACTCATCTCCGTTTAACATAGACGCATTTCCAGTTTTCATATCTTCACTAAGAGTAAAATCAGCTTCTCCTTTCACAGCATCATTTGGTTTAAAGAAATATATATTTCCACCTCGCTCAGCTATTTGAATATCTCCACCTTCCATAAAAGCACCAAGCATATCTTTATTTTGCATAGATCCAGTTGACGATAAAGTACCGTCATTTAAAGATTTGCTGTACCCAGCTGTTTGTTCTGCTATATAACTTATTTGAGTTTGAAACTTAGGAACTAAACTTTTTATTTTAGCCAATGCCATATTACCTTCTTGTCTTGACATTTTACCACTTTGCATGTTGTTTTTAATTGTAAAATATTCGTCAACTTTTCCATTCCAAAAAGATACTATATTTTGATCTAACGCAGGGTCTCCGGTACTACCAAATTTGTTAGCCATACTGTACATACTCTGCATTTGGTTGTCCGTAAGTTCTTGTTGTTTTTGAACTTGAGCTTTTTGAGCTTTAACTGTATTAGCCATTTGTATAGCTGTGTTAGCCATATACTTGACTTGGCTTTGTCCACCAGTTTTTATAAGCTCTTGCATTCGCCTATCTACTATTCTTTTTGGGTTTCTATAACTCATAATATTTTTAACTTATACCGTACATTGGATTATTCATGTCGTAATTATCAAATTCATTTTTAGCAATAACAGGAGTATTATCCTTGCCGCTCCCGGCTCCTACTTTGAAAAGTCTCCAAATGCACTAGTAACGCTAGCTCCAGTTGCTATTGAATCTGATATGCCAGCTATAGAAGCTGCTCTAGCCGCTTGTGCATCTTTAGAGTTTTGCTGTGCATTTTCCATTAAACCAGCAGCTCTATCCATTTTTAATTCATGAAAACCAATAGCATCTTGCTGTTCCATAGCATCTCCTCTTGATCTAAGCTCATCTACTCTTTGAGCACCTTGAGCTTTAGCCATAGCTACATTAGCCTCACCTTGAGCAGCCATCTTTCTGTTCTGAGTTTCTTGAGCTTGTATACTCGCAGCTATACCTCTTTTACTTTGCAAAGCAGCTTGAGCCAATGCTGTTGCACCTCCAGCAGCTTGGCCTGTTTCCATCATTACATCTAAACTATTAGCTAAAGCTTGATCAGCTTGTTCTGCTTCCATTTTAAAAGCTTCTGTAGCTACAGTTAAATTAGCATATGGATTATTTAAATCTTTAAATTGATTTTGCATATTCTCATATGGATTTTTAAATTCAGGCCTACTAGCTTCAAGATCAGCTAGCATTTGTTCTTGTGTTGATGCTATATCGTCTTGCTTAAATCTTTCTTTTTTAGCTGCATTTGCGTTTATAGAAGCAGTAGTAACACCTGCTAGAGCTACTGCACCTCCTATTATGATTGAACCTACTATAAAACTCATATGTTTTCTTTTATTAAGTTAATTTGATCTAATGTTATTTCAGGATCTTTATAGTTATTAGCTATAACTTCCTTTTCAATATCTTCTATATTAGTACTTTCAGTAGCATGAACAGTTACAAACTTACAACCTGTTTTAGAATAAATAATTCTTTGAGTACCAGGCTCTGTTATACCATAATGTGGTGCTACCAAAGTTTCTATACCTTTATCTGTTAATACAAGCATCTCACCCTCCATTAAAAAGAAAGGATGTTTTTTCTTGTGTATTTTAGTTAACAATATTTGTCCAGCTGGATTATATATTTCTCTTATATAACAACCATCTGCAAACATGTGTTTAAGTGGGTTAAGCTTTTTAACTTCTTCACCTGTAATAAAATCAGGATTACTATGTAATTTTTCACTTAGCTCTTCCATCTTAGCTCTATAGTGTTTCTTACGTTGAAGTTCTTTGCCTATCTCCCAAGCTTCTTCAAAGTCAAAAGCGTGTTTTAAACCTAATTCTTTTGTTTTTTCTACAAATTGTTTTTTAGCTTCTTCTTTTGTTATTGGATTATTTTTGATTTGATTATCTATTTCTTTCATATTAAACTGATGATACGCTATAGTTTACACCTATAGAGTAAAGTTCTTTCATACCGCCTGGATCTGTTGTTGTATCTGTACTGAATGTTACATCCATATAGAAACCTTTTATACCTGTCATTTTATCTCCAAATATAACTTCACCAGCAGCCGCTGTACTTTTATTAACTAAGTTAGCTACATATCTATTTTCTTTTCTAGTAAAGCCAGCGTGTCCTAAAGGTTGATTTTGAGGATTAGCATTTATACCAGTGTTACCTAAAGAGTCGTAAGCTCCTTCTAAGTAGCTATATATAGGATCACCTGAATCTCTACTTTTTACCCAGTCACCAGTCCATGTTCCTGTTAAAGTTCTTTTATCGTCAAAACCTGTTCTATCAGAAGTTAGTATACTTGCTTGCCATCCATTATCTCCTTCATAGTCTACAGTTAAAAAGTTTTTCTGAAGTGAAGGTATTGAGTTAGCTATTATACTTACCTCAGCTTTATTGTTGATGCCGTAAAATTGACTATGAGGTACGGCTGTGGAGTAGTGAGAATACATACCTGGTCTTATTAAAGTTGTATTATCATTCCACCAGTCTGAGTTTACAGTATAAAAAGTACTTTTTAAACTACCAATTTGGCTTGGTTTATAAGTATAAAAACTAGGCCAACCAGATACTTGTTCATCAAAACCTAATGTAGCATATTTTACAGATCTTTTAGGTATAGTTTGTTGAGCTAAAGTTGTTGACTGAGTATAAGTAAAAGACTCATTAGGTTGTATAGAAACTACATACTGTTTGTTATACGCATCCCAACCACCATATACTCTACTTCTGTTGAATGTTACAAGTTTAATACTTGTGATATTGTTTTGCTCAGCAGGTGTTATTGTTTTATTTAAAACTATAAAGTTATTACCTGATAAATATTGTATTCCTTGAAAGTAAATATTTAAGTCTACATAATCACCAGTGTTGTTATACTGCACAAGTATTTTACTACCCATTACACCATACTGAAAAGAATATCCAGCGTTACCTGTGTTAGGAACAGTGTTTGCATATCCTATCAAGTTTTGGTTATAATTAGCAGGGGCGCTAGTACCTACGCCAGGTATAGTAGTTTGTGTAAATTCAAACTCATCTGTTAGCTCTGCAAACGAGTCTCTAAAATAATCACGCATACCATATTCTGATATTTCAGTTATGCCATCATGTGATAATCTTAACACTGCGTTTCTATTTCTATCAACAAAGTATTTTCTAAAAGCATATATAGCAAAAGACTCTGGGTTTTTACTTATACCATACTCACCTGTGTAAGGAACTATCTCACCTATAACTTGATTTGTTGTAGTAACATTACCTCCACCTTCAGCGTTATATATAGCAGATTTATCTATCAAAGCTCTACTACATTTATTTTCTTGTAGTACTATTAAGTTGTTTTCTTCAGCATATATCTTTTGTATAGATCCATATTGAGGATTAGCAGCTTTAGTTATGTTAGTTCCAACAGCATATTCATTAGTTCTATTAATACCAGTTCTAGAATTATATATACCTGAATATATTAAAGCATTAAATCTATGTTGCTGTAAAGGTTCTTCTTCGTCTAGATAAGCTCTAACACCATAAGACATAGAAGCATCGTTAAAACCGCCTCTAAGATACATCTCTTCTATATAGAAGTTTTCTTTTACTCTAGATGCATTAATATTAGTACCATTAAAAGGAGGTATTAAAGCTGCTACATATGAAACGCTCATTGGATTAGCATAAACATCGTTCATTGGCCAAGTACCATAACGAGCAGCAACACCGGTACTACCAGGCACAGTAACATTTCCAGTTTGCATCGAACCTTGTGGAGTTAAAATTCTTTTATTCCACATGCAATTGTAGTAGTCTACTTCTATTATAGGTAAATTTACTGCACTCATATTATAATCACTTGTTTTTTAATCTGTTTTACGTTGGTAAAAATCTTATTACAAACTCTGATATAACTTTTGTAATACCAAAGCCATTGTTATCTGTAACATCAATTCTAACATCTATATTGCTATCTACTATTATACTTCTTCCAGTAACACCTAGCAACACTTCACCTGGTAAAAGGCCTTGATCGTCTAAATATAAACCTGATTGTTCAACAGTATTAGCTTCTACATATTCTGTAGCGCCATCAAACTTTATTAATAATCTATATTTAAGCTCATTAGTGTTTGCATTTTGAAAAGTATTATTAACATTACCTCCATTAGTAGCAGCACTTAACGTTGTACTGTCTCCATTAGTGTTTGTCCATGTTTTTACAACAGTACCATTAGACTCGTATGCAGTTGGATCTACTTCATTAGTATTATTTTTCAAATAATAAACGCCGCCACTTACACTAGCTCCATTTATTTGTGGTGCTACATTATTTATAAACAATTTAAAAGGTATAGAATATGTATTATATACATCTTTGTTAACTCCTTTAGCAGAGTTTAATACTTTGTATTCTAAATTTACATTAAATAATATATTATTAACATCATCATACTGGCTATTATAACCTGGAAAAGTTTCTGATAGTTTTATTAAAAATCTATTATTAGTGTCTGTACTTGAGAACTTTTCAAAAGATATACCTCCTCCAGCAACTGTAGTTCCATCAGAATATACAGGTTCTGATATACTTATATTTCTAATATTAATTTGTGCACTGCTAGAATCGTAATATTTTAATAAATTACCGTTTTGATCTCTCAGTTGTACAGTGGCAACTGTAGGATTAGAGCTATAACCAATGCTTTCTTGCACTATATACCTTTGTTGAGCTGTAGTACTACCGTAAATATTAGAATAAGTAGGTATACTAATAATTTCTCTTACAAATTGATTTAGTTCTTTTATTGACCCAGCAGTACTAGTTTCATAATATATTTCTAAATTAGAAACAGTAGGTGAAGTTTCATAGATAGCCGGTACAGCTGTTTTTTCAGAAGTTGGTTTAGCTGTTTCTGAGTCTTCCCCTAGCTTAAAATTATTATCTATTATTGCTGTTGGTGGGTCTGTATCTGCAGCGTATAAACCATTATAACTACCTCTCTTAAATAAGTTTTCAAAATTACCTATAGTCTGCACTTTAGAAAATTGTTTGCCAGGGAATATAGGCATTGTATGATCGTTAGTGGTATAAAAAGGACTATTAGCTGTAGCTGTCCAATCAGTTTGTCTAGCAGTTCTAGGTATTAACATGCTATCACTAGTAGAATAGTTTACTTGAACTGGTGAAGTTTCATTTAAAGCAGGTGGCACTTTATTAGCATTATCAGTTAATAATGTGGAAGTATTCAAAACTCCGTCACTTGATTGAGTACTAAAGTTTGTTTGCCTATTTTCTATATTACCAGAAGTAAGAATAAAATCTATCTGAGGATAACCACTAGCTCCTGCGCTAGCCACTACAGCTGGTATAAATAACTTGTCTCCATTTTTATAATTAACACCATTAGAGGTTAATGTAATAGTTAGTTCTTTCGTTCCTCCAACTGTTTTAACTTGCGCTGTTACTATAGCACCACTACCATTACCACCATCTGTAGCATTATTTTGTACAGCAATACTTGTTACAGCAGTACCAGCAGTCATATCAGCTTGCACCGGTTGAAAATAACCAAAGCTTAAAGTTTTTAGAGGAGCAGGTTGAGCAGTATAATCCGCAGTAGCTGGAGCTGTTATTTCAAACTCTTTGTAATTTAATATATTGTTTATATAATAAGTATTAGCACCTGCAACAACCTTCATGCCTTCTAGTAGAGGAAAAGTTAAATACTCTATATCACCTATAGGATCTACTGTAACTTTGTTACTATCTTTTTCAAATGTACAGTTTAATTTAAAAGGCTTGATAACAGGTGTGCCATCTAACAAGCTAGGCATATATACATTATAATAATCTTGCTGCAATTGTTTTACAACAACTTTATATGAGCTCCATCCTAGTGGATTACTAAAAAAGCTAAAAGTCATTTTAATTCCTCTATTTTGAACTCTGTAATTAGGTAGCTCAGTTACTATAGCACCTTTCCCATCAAGACCAATTAAAGTAACTAGATTACCTTGAGTAGAAGAACCATTTAAAACTCTATAAACATAAAAAGTAAAAGATTTACCTGGAAACTCAGGAGAATCGTCTGCGAAAGTATATTCAACTTTCATACCAGGTTGTATATTGTCATTTAATCCACCAGTTGGAACTATAGCATAAAATTGAGAATTGGTAGATATATTTGCAGAAACTGTTGTTATAATGGGATCATCGTACAAGCCTGGATAGCCCTGGACTAGCGGTAACGATCCAGGTATAGTTTGTGTAAATAAAAGTTTTAATGAATCACCTGGCCAGTCTATTATACCAGCTCTAGTTTCTGGCACTGAAGCAGCCTGTGCTGGTAACAAAACAGACTCTCTATACGGGTGAAAGACAGTAGAGCCGCCATACGTAGCAGGTTGAGTTTTGTAAGGAACACCTGCTCCTGAAGAAGTTGGACTGTTTATTTGAAAACTATCTTCTTCTATGTTAGATATTATTACATCTGAAGATCTTCCATATCTATCTTGCAATATTAAACCAACTTGATAAGTTCTATTTTGTTTTAAGCTGTGGTTAGGATATGCTACGTAGCTGTTTTTGTTAAATGTTTTAGGTCGTAAACTAAAATTATCTTTACTATTAAATGGAATAACTGGTGCTTCACTTGGCTTTAATTTAGGGCTAGCTCCAACATAATAATTTAAATTTCCAGGAGAACTATGCCTATCGTAGAAGTTACCTAGTATTAATCTATTACCAGAAGAAGATAAAGTTTTAGCTCTTACTGGTGCATTATCATAAACTCTAGTAGTCTCTTGCGATCTTAAAGTTTTTATAGGTTCTTTTGACTCGTATGTATAAGTCAAGAAATTAGTACTATTAGTTGCTATTGAAGCTTCACTAACTTTAATTTTTTCTACTATGTTTATATTGCTAGACATAGACTCTTTATAAAGTATTTCTATTTCAGATACTTTTAAATTATCTACTAACGTGTTAATAGGATATTCACAAGGTATTCTTAAGCCAACTTGAGTAACGTCATTTTCCATTATCTCATTGTTTATGGTAGTCTGACCAGCTTTAGCTACTTGATCTATATAATTATTTGAACCTGATTTTGATTTTTCGCTATCTATTTCTTTTGTAAAATAACCACCTTGTTTAGGTATAAAAACCTCTTGAGTAAATGGAGATATTAAAGAATGTTGACCATCATCATATTTAAATCTATATGCAAATCTTACAAACTTATCTTCTAAAAAAGCGCTATCACCTATAAACTCAGCATTATAATATTTGTTAGGCCAATGTATAGTAAGCACATCATCTGGCTGTACAAGATCAGAAGCATTAGTAATAGGACTTATAGTACCGTTTTCAAATGATGTTAATTCAGCAATTAAAAAATATCTACCAGTAGTGTTTGGTTGAGGATTACCCGCCATGTGTACTATGTAGTATTTGTTTGGATCTAACCTAGGATGTGTAACTCTGCAATAAAGATTAGCAGCATCTCCAGTATTTTTAGTTAGCTTTCCTGGTATCATACGAGCAGGATAATTTGAACCAGTATTAGTAGTCGTAGGGTATTGCAAGTAATTATAAGGCGATCTACTACCATATTCAAATATAGATCTTGAATATCCATAGTTGTTTGCTGTAGTGTCTGTATAGTAAACATTACCTGAGGTAGTAGCAGCAGCGTGTACAGTAAGTTTAGTTTGACCTTCTTTTAACCAAGGAGAAGAAACGTTTTTAGATGTAGGACAGTTAAAACCTACTACAACACTAGGAGTTATATATGAACCTGTAGTAATAGTAGTAAAAGGTGTTAAGTCTCTATCTGGAAATACCATGAAGCAGCCTAAAAAATCTTGTGGAAAAGTATAACTTCCGGTTGTTGGAGTTTCATAGACGTACGCTACTTTGAAAGTAATAACATCGCCTGGGTATGAGCCACTTGTTGCTATCATCCAACCATCTAGACCAATGTTGTTTCTTAAAATATCTTTTTGAGACTCTGTTAAATACTCATTTGTTCCTGCTAGATTTGAACTAGCCTGAATTAATATTGGAGTATACAAAGCATCAAACTGCGTATCACCCAAAGTTCTAGCTTGAGTTGCTCCTATAATAGTCGTTTTTAAACTAAATGTTTCTGAAAGTTCTATTGGCTTGTGAGGGTAATACTTAGCGACAGAAACGTGATCTTCATGTGAATAATATGTATTATTATTTTCAGCAGTAACTACGTTTATTACTCTAGGTTGATTTCTATTATCAGTCCAGAATAATAAATCTTCTATCATTACTGTATCTAGTATAGGGCTGTTAATTGAAAAATTTAAAAACCTACCTCTTACTATTATTATAGTGTTCTTGGTAACAGTATCTACCATTATTATTCTACTTTGGTCGTATCTGTTTGGAGGAAAGTCTGCCGTTATAGGTTGAAAGTTTGATATTTGATCATCAGAACTATCTTGCCAGTTAGTAATAAATAAATAAACCTTATTTGTTTTTTCATTTATATGCCAACCAATACATCTTGAAGTATAATTATCGTAACTAGTTAAATTTGATCTGTTGAGTGGTGGAACTGTAGGATTATTGTTTTCTACAGGTATTATGTTAATACCTAAACTACTTAAAACTTCATTACCTAGTATATTTTCTAGAGCACCAACGTCATCTGCTTCAGATCTTGATACAGCAATATTTTTACCGTCTCTGTATTCGTCAGCACCCAATAGCCTAGCATCTAAGTCTTTATTCATTTTAGACTTAGTAAATGTATGTTGAAACTTTTTTTGCATTTAATTAGTGTTTAAGCCACTTTGATTGTCCTCTAAAAGTCTGAACTATCTCATCAAGCTTTAAGTTTTGTATTCTTAACTTTGCGTTTCTTGTTTTAACATAAGAGTCTCTCTTAAAAAATCCTTTAGTTGCGCCGTCAATATCTCTTCTAGTCATACATACTCTGTTTAGTATCTGAGCATATAAGGCTTCTTCTACCATTTTAGGTACTATAGAGTTTAGCGTGTAAGAAAGACCGTCAGAGATGTAGCTTAATTGTATTACTTTATTTACCAAATTGCTACTAAAACTAAACTTACCTGTTCTTTCATTTATACTAAACCAACCGTTAGTCTGCGATACCTCAGGATCCAAACCGTATCTTTGACCATAAGCCTGCTTCCACCATACGTAATCAAATACACCTGCAGCGCTATAAGCATCGTAGTTTCCTACTAAATCGTCTTGATTAGCTTTTTTCCACCTATCTTCTATTATAGATTGTGAAGCGTCTAAGTTAGTGTCGTAGCTACTTTGTGAGGGTATACCTGTAGCTCCATCAGTTATGGGAAGCTCGTAAGGATTACCGCTAAGACCACTTAGTGGATATATAGTATGAAGAACACCTGACGTATCTGCCCAAGCTACTCTTGTATAGTTAACATAGTCTTTAGGTATTGGAACACTTAAACCTGTAGGAACTGTTAACTCTTGAGACTTATAAGCTTTTAAAGTGTCATAAGATAATTCTTGCATTGCTCTTCTAGCATGAAACAAAACTTGTTTTCTTTGCAAGCTTTTTATCATTTGATCATCACCAACGTATATATTTAAAAAATTATCTATTACTTCGTTTAAAGTTAAATAACTATAACTACCCCAGTTATCTCCTCTAGCTATATCAGTTAGTTGTAAAAATATAAACGCCTGATTAGGTATAGTTGATCCAACTACATCTTTTAATTCAACTGTATTATTTGTAGTGTTTGTGACTACTATATTTTCAACAGGTATTTGATTACTTGCGCTAGGTATAGTGGTCGATGTAGCTAATAAATGTAAGGTAAAATTACCCGTGTCTCTAACTTGCCTAGCAAAAGTATCATAATTGCTAATTAATACAGTGTTTAAATCTGGAAAACTCCAAATATATTTATTTCCACCAGTAAGGTTTTGTATTGGTCCATATTGCCCTGCATAATATTGTGCGTCATTTTCTGTTATTGGGATTGTAGCGGATGTCTTAGTCATGTGTTAGCTTTTTTCATTTACATCTTGCTGATTAGAAAGACCAGCGGCTGTTTGTACTATTTCTGGATCTCTTATTATAACACCAGCATACATTAATATTTTTGTAATAAGTTCTGTTTGATCTACGTCTGATATTTCAAAGTCCTTACTAACACCATTAGCTACTGGGTCAAATATATATTGACCTACACTTCCGACAGTATAATTCCAAACAGGATCAATTGGCTTTTTAACATACTCTAATGTGTAAGTTTTAGCAGGACTACCATTAGCTCCAGCTGCTACTTTAGCTATAGCAGGTAATATTTTTATAGTTGTTCCCTCTATATAGCATATAGGATAATCTTCAGTGGGAGTTGTCAATGGTGAACGTCTATACGAAAGAAAATCGTGACGTGTAACTTTTTCTACTTCAACAGGTAGGTTTGAACCATTAGTATATTCTAACATGCCAAATCTATGAACAGCAGGGTTTTGAGCACTAAAATCATAGCTGCCAAGATTATTTACGACTGTAACGTTGACATCTGCTGATGTTTCAAAAGTAGCTATTTTTTCTCTAAGAAGTTTAACACGGTCAGCGTACTCTGTAGTTTCTTGTGGTACTCTTAGCATTTGATTTAAATCTTCAAAGTAACTTTCAAATATCTCTAATTGTACTTGTCTACCTAGAGTGTTAAATTCATAAGGCGTTAAGTAACCTCTTTGCTCTTTATTAAGAATACTTAATACAGTTGTATATACCGTGTTTACGTCTATCATAGTGTATGTTTAAAAAAAAGGGTGGCGTATACCACCCTATATTATAATCACTTGTTATTTTAGTTTTTTATCTATAGATCGATAAACTTCTAAACCTTCATCAGTTTTAAACCATGAAGCCATAGCTGAATATGGATTTTCATCAAAAGGAACATTCATCAACTTACGACCATTGCTAGCCCAAGTAAAAGATCTATTATCAGCACTTAGATTAACTATACCTGACTCAACTGCTACTATAGCAAAGTTTCTAAGTATTACATTTTCATCATTAGCTAAATCTAAAAACAATTGTGGTTGTTGTTTAGCAAACAATAATAAGTCTCTTCTTAATTCCTTAGAAGATAACTTAGCAACTTCTGATCCAACCTCTACTCTTAGTACTGCTTCCGCTTGGTCTATATCCATTTCGTAAGCTGTGTTTAATGCTTCTATTTCGTATTCTAAATCTTCCATCTCTGTTTCTGCTTCTAAGACGGTATCTAGTTCTCGAAATATTTTTCCTTTATGTGGATGTATATTTAAAAACTCTTGTAAGTTTCTTTTTTCTTTAGGTACAAATAAGTGCCCATTATCAAATACTATATGCTTTAAAGTAATCTGTCCTTCTTGTTCATCTACAAAAATACTTTTTTGATTTGTAGCATATCTCATTTCTCTTTCATAACCTTGTTTTGGATCAAACCAAACTAAAGGGTATCTCTGAGTATGTTTACAAGGTAATGTATAAGTTAGTGGCGATTTGTTACCTACAAGATAATAATTTCTATCTTTATATTCCCAGTTATCTACTGGTTTTTTTATTTCAGGCGCAGCTTTTTTGACTGGAGCCTTTTTTACTTTTGTTTCTTCCATAATATAATATAATATAAATAATTAATAAAGACCCCGCCGAAGCGGGATCTTAAATATAACCTTAATTAACTTAAAGCTGATGTAAGCTTTAAAGTAATTACTGGTGTGATACTTCCTACTAGTACTCCAGTAGCTGTAACTTTTTGTTCAACAACTGGTCCAACAATAGCTGGTCCAGATGTTCCTGCAGCATTACCAAAAACACCTGCAAACAGATCTAAATATTCTGCTTCAGTCTTAGTGAAAGAGTTAGATCCACCTTTAGTATAGACAATATTAGCTTTTGCTAATTTGTTTGATCCCATATCTAAAGCGTAAATAACATCAACAGTAAGTGTGTTACTTGATATAACAGCTGTAAGTTGCAATATGCCATCGGCTTGTGCAACTTGATTAACGTCTAATTTTACTAAACCCATAATTTCTATATTTTTAAATGTTAATAAATAATTAAGCTCCTTTGAATAACACGAAGTTATTAGCAGCTTGAGTTACTAAACATCTTTCAGATAAGAAATTAACTCTCATTGTATCAAGATCAGAAGTGTAAGCTCCACCTACAGAACCAGTGATCCAAGCTTTGAATCGTCTGTCTTCAGTTTCAGAAGCTCTAAATCTTACGTGTAAGAAAGGACGTCTGATATTTGATCCTAACATTTGATCGTATACTGTAGATGTACCAGCTGGTATCATAACACCGTCAATAGCGCTAGACATACCTCGTGTAGTAGCATCGTTTAAGTATTTCCAGTCAGTTTTATAGAAGTCATAAGAACCTCTTCTGAAACCAGAGAAACCAAAGTTAAGAGCCATTTCAGCTTCGTTATCAAATAAACCGTAAGAAGCAGCTTGAGTTGAAGCAAAACCACCATTAGTAGCAGCTAACATATCATCAAAATCAAGAGCAGTTTGTCTTGATAAAAATAACATATTTTCTTCAATAGCACCTTGCTTATCTAATTGCTTAAGGATAGCATCAAAATCTGCTAACGCACCTGAACCAGGAGCAGCAGCACCAGCAAAACCAGAGTATACATTACCTCTTGCTTCGATAGCAGCAAATAAACCTTCAGTACCTTTAATAGCAGAACCATTTGCTCCAGTAGGACCAAACCCAGTTCCAAAAGTACCAGCATTAGCGTTAAGCTCACCTTCAACCATTGCCATTTCTAAATAGTCTTCAAATCTTAGTCTAGTTTCAGACTCAGCTTTTAAATACCATAAGTATCCAGAAGTACCATCTTCAGTAGCAACTTCGATCCAGCCAATTTGAGCTGTATCAGATCCACTTAATTCATAGTTATCTTTTAAGATAATTGGAGAATTAGTGAAAGTAGTTACATTAGGCTCGATAGCTTGCTTCATTCCTTCACTTCCTTTTGGAAATTCAGAACCATAAACAAATAAACTATTTGTACCAGTTGTGTTAGTTAAAGCAGCTCCCTCATAAGCGTGACATTCTAATGTATAACCATTAGTAGTAGCATTATCAGTATTAGATAATACTAAAGCTTTAAGAGTTACTAAACCAGTAGCGTTGTCAGAGATTAAAATTGTATTACCAACTCTAATACCTGAACTAGCTGGGTTACCAGCACCTGGAGTAATAGTTACTCTAAACTTAGGAAAAGCTTTACCAGCAGCAGCAACAACAACGTTATCATATGCTACGTGTAATCTATTTTGTTCAGACCAAATTACTTGATCTGATGTCATTGGCATTTCAGCGCCAACCATTCTTAGGAAACCAGATAATGTTCTGTTTCCGTATCTCTCTACTTCTTGCTCATAAAGCTCAGGTAGATATTGTTGTGCCCATTGTCCATTAGCTAAGTTATTAAAATCTATGTAATTGTCTTGTACAGTGACTTGACTTGGCATAGGTGTAATACTTGCTGGAAATGAACCTCCATTTACAAAACTCATGTTCTATTTTTTATTATGATTTTTTATTTTTGATTTTCAACCTAGAACTATCAACACCAGTTATTGCTTTTACTTTCCAACCATTAGACAAAGTCGCCTCTGTAGCTAAAGGTTTTGGATCTTGATTAATGTTTTTAGATTTTGCAATAACATCTCTAGTAGCATCGGCTTTGCCTTGCTCGTAAAAATGTTGAGCTAATCTATCAGCATTTCTCATAGCGTAAATAGCTTTATGGTAACCGTCCAAATCTGTTATGCTTCCTGTTTCATCAGTAAATTTACTAATAACTTTTGAAACATCAGACTGAGCGTTTGCCATTTCAGTTGGATTAGAAACACTATATCTAAACGCTTTGTCTCCTAAGTTAAATTCAAAACCTTTGAATTTATTAGTGAAGAAGTCCTCAGTGTTTTTAACAAAGTCATTTCTTTTCTCTTGTATGGTTTGTTGTTCTTGGTTGTATCGTTGGAAAAAATCCATTGCTTTTTTCTGCTCATTAGTAACAGATGGCCTCAACTTGATTTCATCATAATATTTACTTTTCATTTGCTCTAAAAAGTTCTTGGCTTTCGCAACTTCTTCTTTGTATGCAAGCTTTTGCTTACGTACAAATCTTTCTTCGTCCGTCTCTTCATCAAACTTAAAATTATCTTCCATTACGAAGCTAATTTCATCGTCTGTAAGATGCGGTCTAGTCTTTTTATAATATTCTCTAACAAGTAAACTGTCATCGAATTTAGTGTAATCTTTATTTAAAGTAACATAATCTTCAACAGTTCCACCTGTTTCTTGCATAAATTTCACAAGCTTTTCTACGTTTTCAGGCAGTTGTACTCCAGAAACTCTTTCGTCTCTAATAGCATCTTTTGCTTGTTTTTCTAATTTATCAGCTTCTTTAGAAACTGGTTTTTCTTGAATTACCGTGACCTCTTTGTCCTCATTTTTGTCTTCGACTTTTTCTGGGGTAAGCTCTTCAAGTTTTGATTCGGGTGCTCTCTCCTCCACTTTTTCCACATCTGTGGCTTGTTTATTCTCATCCACGACTCCTGTGCTTTGCTTTGGAACGGCATCTTCTTCTTTTTTAGTTAAATCTATTTTTGTTACTTTTTTATCACCTGCTAGTTTCTTTGGTCTACCAGGTTTTCTTTTCATTTTAAATTCCCCTTCTTGAGGAACCTCTTTTTCATTTGCCATAATATAATATAATATAAATTAATAAAGTATTACATACCTTCAGGTAGTATACTGTCTAGTGGATCTTGTAAACTCTCGATAGACGATGGATCCTCAAAGTCTATTGCATCTAATTGTTTTTGCTTTTGATTAGCTATAGCACTTTGTTGAGTGCCAACTATTCTAGCTCTTTTATCTTTTCTATCTTCTATATCTTTTTCTCTTTGTGCTTCGACACCTATCTTCTGTTCTCCAAGCTCTTTGTTATACATGAACTCAAGCTCCATTAATTCTCTTTTAATTTGAGCTTCAACTCTCATACGCTCTACTTCAAAGCTAGATTTACCTTTTTCAAATTTAAGTTTAGTATCTAATACCGCTTGTTGCTTCTGTACTTCTGCCATAGCAGCAGCTTCACTAGCTTCGGCATTAGCAGCTGCTTGTGCTTGTATGTTTGCTAAGTTAGCAGCTTGTGCAGCTTCAGCAGCTTTCTTACGCTTCAACTTAATCATTTGATTAGCTAGCTTAAGATTATTTATTTGCCTAATATCTATAGCATCTTCTAGATTTATACTGCCACTAGCTAGTGCTGCTTGAATATTTGCTTCTAACATTTCTTTCTCTTGCTCATCTGGAACTAAATCCATATACAAGCCAAAGTCATATAAGTGGATATTTTGTAAATCATCTAATTGACCTACGTTCCAAGTTGATATACTATTTTTTAAAGCCTCTTCAGTTAAAGCAAACTCTATGCTATCAGCAGTTCTTAAAACTATATTTTCACAAGTTCTTACTGTTAAGTATAAATAAGCATTTAATATATGTTTAGTAGCTGTATTTGAATTTGCAGCTGCAAGCTTTTGCAAGCCTACTAGTGAATCTGAGTTTGGTTGACTACCGTCTCTAGCTTCATTAAGCCCGGTTACGTCTCTTATCATTTGTAGATAATACTGATAAGTTTGTATTAAAGAATTTATTTTTCCACCACCATCACTTTTAACTAACTCTTGTATTGGTACTCTACCATTATTAGGATCTCCTTCAGTAGTCATTGATCTACCTAAAATACTACCAGTTTGGAAATACATGTTTAAAGCTTCTTTAGCATTATATGTAGTACCATTACCTAAGTCTACTTCTGCTAGTCCATCAACATCTAAGTATACACCATCAGGTATTACTTTAGATATTACTTGTTGTATTTTTAAATGAGTTATTTGTATCATATCAGCAAAGCCCATCATACGACTTACTAAACTTTCTATTCTACCATGATACATTTTAGGTGCACATATGTTGTAGTTCATGTTTACCTTAACTAAGTTAGATTTTGGTCTTGTCATATTTTCAGACATTTTCCACTCTAACATCATATCATATCCTAGAACCTTAGCACCAGTATATAGAACTTCTATTGATCTACTAACTCTATCAAAGTTATCATTTTGTTCTGGATTAAAAGTATCTGGTTTTTCTAAAGCTTTTTCTAAACCTGTAGCAGTCTTTTTTATTTTAAATACTTGCTCGCTATATGTTTTGTATTCAAAATACATTATGTATATAGCATTACCGTCTCTTCTGCCATTGTAATTATATAAATAATTACTATTACCTTGATACTGTTGTAATCTTTCTAGTTCTGAATCTGTAAGTTGAGGAAACTGCTTTTTAGCATCGGCTAAAGTTATAGGTTTAACTTCGCCTACGTACCATAAATCTTCAAAGTTTGGATCTTCACTGTAAGAATAAACCATACGAGCTGGATCTACATATTCTACAGTAACACCTTCAGCTTTGTTAAAGTTAGTTTTTACAGCACTCATACCTAACACTACTAAATCTTCAAGTAATCTCTTTTTAGTTAGATCATATCTATTCATCTGCAAAGAGTTATTTACTGCTTCTTCACAAGCTATTTCTGAAGCTTGTTTGTAGCTTAGTTGCATGTGCAAATCTAACTCATCTTTATTTTCAGGTAGTTCTGAAGGGGTATCACTATTAAATAAATCTAGGTCTAAAGTTTGTTGTAAAGATATTAAAAAATCTTTTGCTTGCATATCTCTTAATATGTCTTCAGCATACTTTGATCTTTGTTGTCTTGATTCTGGATCCTGAGCAAAGGCTTTTATATCATAAACCTTATCGTCCATGCCATTGACAACTATATCTACAAACTTAGGTATTATAGGAACTGGTTTCCAGTCTAAATTAAGATATGATAAATCACCGTTTATAGCTAATTCATCTTTATACTTTTGAACAGGTTGCTCAGCTCTTGAATAAAGCCTACGCATTCTGAAATTATTATAATTAGTATTAAATCTGTTTTCAACTCCAGATCTTGTTCCGCTAAACCAATCACCCTCTATAGCCATTGCAACCTGCCTGCCATAGTCGATACTTTGTTTAACCTCATCAGGTACTACCTGATCTGGAAAAGAGCTATAAGTGTTTGTAATCTTCATTTATTTTATTATTTGTGAAATAGATCCTTTATTATTGTATCTACGTATACCTAAACTAACAGGTGCTACACTTCTTGTTGGAACCGGTCTATACTTGTTTTTGTTACAAGCCATAATTGCCAAACCAGAACTTATAGCGGCATCGTATTTAGTTCTATTATTTATGTTAAATCTCGCCCAATCATCTAATGTTTTTTGGAAATACATATTACCATATCCCGTTTCTATTTGACCTACAAAATTTTCAATATAATATTCTATTGCAGCAGCGTGTGCTTGCTTAATATCTTCGCTTGAGTTAGGTATACCACCTATCTCTCTTTCGGTTATTGATAGCTTATTGTAAAGTTTGTCAGGTCTATTCATACTAAACCCTCTATAACCTCTACGCTTCAAATAATATAACAACCTTGGTTTATTATTTTCAGCTAACAACGGCATCCCATAAAAATGTAATGCCATTAAAACGTCTTCAAAAAATATTTCAGCTGTCTGTGGTCTAGCTATATATTCTAAGAAAAATTGATTAGCAGGAGAGTTTTCCATGCTGAACTTTGTCAATCCATGAAGTGCTCCTTTACTGCCGCGACCATCAACAGTACCGCTAATATCGTAAGAATCACAGCCGAAAGCTCCAATATGTTCGTTAGCGGGGTATTTAATTCCATTTTTTATTATTACGTTGTTTTGAATGTTAAAGTCTGGTACCCAAGAAACTAAAAATCTACCTTTATTGTTTGGTATAAATACTACTTTAGTATCTTTTATTCCGTTTTCCCAGGCAAAATTTCCTTTAGTGATACCAACACTATTGTTTAATTCTTCGTTAAAATCTATTTGTTGATATATTCTAGTTAAGTTGAATAAGCTATCTTTTGTTTCGTCTCTAAAAGCATGTTGTTCCGTACGTGGAAATTGCCTATAGTATTCATTTAAAGCGTCTTGATCGTGCTTTAATCCTTCGACTTCGTTTTCCCAGTGTTTGATAACTCCCGTCGTAATAACCGTACCATCAATTGTTTTGATTGGATCTTTTGGAGATGTGAAGATAGGAAGTCCGTAAGTATCCATGAATCCTTCGTAGTTCCATTCCATAGGTATGAACAAGCTGTAGAGTCCAGAAGCTGTTTGTCCGTTTTTATTTCTTTCAGTAACGTCTGAATTGTAGTATAATTTTTTGAAGTTGTCCCCACCTTTGTCTAAAGCATTTGAAGTTGAGCCCATCATACATTTACCTACGATTCTAGAACCAAGACGTAATGTAGTTTTTGTAACCCTCCAGTTGTTTAATATATTATCAGGTCTTTCCCACTTACCACTTTCATCATGCGCTAGTATTTTTAGCTTTTCACCATCGTAAGAGTTATCACCAGTATTTTTCCAGTCAATAGTTGTATCAAGTCCATCTAGTTCTTCTAGTTGCTCATTATTTTCCAACTTTCTTCTAGTAAGTTTGGATGCTGGAACCCTATATGCCAACTCAGTCTTTGGCCGATCCATACCGTCTTGAATTGGTTTGAAGAAAAACGGATAGTTAACGGATATTGGTACAACCTTATCTGTAAACATTTTTTTAGCATCTGCACCTGACTTACTGAGTATACCAAATCTTGAGTCAGAAGAAATGGTTGCTTTATTGACAAGTTCTGCTGATGCCATAAATGAAAACCCAGATCGTCTGTTTTTAAGATAGCACATTCCATAACATCTGTTATCTGCTTTACAGGCTTCCCAAAATATAAAGAAGAGTCTATTTGATTCTCTATATTCAGGTGCTCCAACATCAATCTTTGACCATTGGAGGTACATGTAATGTGTACCAGTAATATAAGTAGGAATATTATTATTATAAAACCAGTAACCTTGTTCTCTTCTTTTGAATTCTTCGTCGATATAATCATACCACTTCTCTTTAAAATCTAACGGATATTCTTCCCAATCAAATCTAGTCTTTATTCTTTGTAGTTCTTTTGGATATTCAAATCTTTCCCAGTATTGTTCCTCTTGTTTTTTGCTTCGTTTATACGGTTCATCTGCTGTTGGTAAAGCAATGCGGAGACCTTGTATTTCAATAACTGATTCAATTTTACCTGTTTTACTTATTACTACAAAATCATACTCCACGTTATAACCGTACTCCCACTTTTTATATCTGTTGTTTTTAGCTAATATCTTAGGATTTACAACGTCCTTAATTTCTTTCCAAAGCGTCTGTTCGTAACTCACTTACTTCGCCCTTCTGCAAAACCTTTAAATGATTTTACTTCTTTTTCTACTTTATTATTATCACCTGATAAAATAGATTCTTCCTCTTCTATTCTTTGCAGTATTTCAAAAGCATCCATTATACAGAGCTTTTTAGTAGCTGCCGCGTTCTTTAATCTATCAGCTGACACATCATCGTCTGTATGTGTAATGATTTTTTCTTCAGCTACTTTAATTAACTCGTCTACAGCTTTACGCCCAGCTCGGATTATGTTCTTTCTCGTTTCCTTCGTACTCATGAGTTAAAGCTATGTCATTTGATTTCATACAATATAAACGTTCATTATCAATGATAAATTCAAACTCAGAGTTTGGCGTAAACGTTACAAGTGTTCCAGGTGTTATTCCTATGGCTTCTAAGGAGCTATTAGTATATTTCATTATACCAACGTTAGGTTGCTCTTTATTAATGCTTAAATAATCTTTATTTAAAATAGGTTTTACAAAGCAATAAGGTCCATGAGGTTTATTGTTATACATGTATATTTGATCAGGAGTACAAAAGTATAAATCATCTTTAAAATACATAGAGCTATTACGTTCTTTTCCCTTTTGATCATACCATCTTCTAAATATATTATGATGCACATATACATTGTCACCTATCTTTATGTGTGAGCTATAAGCAGCTGGCACCGATACAACAACTGCTTGCTTGCTCACAAATCGGTGGTTCTCTATGGTGGTATTTATGATAAGCGTTTTATCGCCTACCTTTCTTATATTATCATACCTACTATTAAGAGGTTTGATAATAAAGTTATATAAACTTTTCATTAATATTTCAAATCATACTCAACTGATATAGCCATATTACGATTGAACTTTTTCCAAGGAAGAACTTCTTTTGATTTTGTTATATATATATTATAAGACTGATCGTTATCATCAAATAATATATCTGATATTACATGGCCACCGTATACTTCTTGCTGTAGTGAATAATGCATTGCATCATTTTTATAATCTGATCCAATACTTATTTTTCTAATTACTGACATCTTGTTTCTTTTCTCTTTTCCATTTACCAGTTGTCATATCAATATTTATACTTCCATATTTTTCTTTTAAAATATTTTTAGTATTTTTAACAACTTCGTTAGTGTCAGCTAGTTCATGAAGTAACGCATGTTTTCTAGACTCTATATAGCCTATTTCACACATTATTCTGTTAACCTTGTCTTGTTGATTTTTAATTTCTTCAAACTCTTTCTCATCTAATATTCCAGAGTCTACTGTTACTTTACTCATTTTATTTTATTTAATTATTGCCCAAGATGTATCTTTAAATTGCTTAATGTTATTGCCAAAAGTTTCTGTTACAGCTTGCTTTACAGTATCCCAACTGTAATCATGACCAGCTATTATACCGCCTTTTTTTACTACTCTAATACAATCTTTAATATCTCTCAGCACATCTTCGTATTCATGACTAGCATCTATATACGCAAAGTCAAAATATTCATCATCATAGTTATTTATAACATTGTAACTATAATCTTTAATATGATTTATAAAATCAAAATATTTTATATTATTATTAAATTCAGCTTCAACTTCTTTCCATGTGTGGTTAAATATATTGTTAAAGCTTTCTTTTCCCTCAAATGGATCTATACATACTATTTCATTAAAAATACCAGAAGCAGCTATTATCTTAGCAGACTCACCCATATAGCTTCCTATTTCTAACGCTTTTGAATTATCAGGTAATATATCATTAATATAACTTATTAAATCTACAAAACCTAAAAATTGATAATTCTTATTATTATCACTTCTGCGCCACTCAAGGTTTGCATTAAACCTTTGTGTTATCATTTTAGTATATAGCTACGCAATCTGTTCCAACTTTTAATTTAGTAGCTAACATAGGTGTTCTATCACCTACAACTGTCCCTGGTTGTACGCTTTTAAATACCACGTCGTTACCAGCTTCTGTTGTAATAGTAATATCTTGTGCTGAGGACTTACCGTTGTATATTACAACTCCTCTTTCAGATGTATTTGCTATTGCACCTGTTCCAGCTGTTAAAGCTACGGCATCGTGTCCAAAAACTCTAGGCTCTGAAGCCGTGTTTCCTATTAATCCTCGCATTTTTATTTATTTATTTTTGTTATTTTTTCAGCACCACGACTTCCGAAGTATGCTACATAAACTGTTACCAGTAATGTTTTTAATAAGTTTATCCAAGCATCATCAACTTGAAACTGTAAGTGAAAAGAATCTACAGCCATCATAAACACGGCTGATGCTGTTAAAAATATAAGAGCTAATGGTCTAGTATTTTTACTTAACCAAGAGTCTGACTTCATATCAGCTCTCCACCTGCTTGATACTTCTTTTAATTCTTGAAGATCTTGCTCAATAAGTTTCATAGCTTGCTCTTTATCAACTGCCTTAATCTTATTATCACTTGTTATAAGATTTTTTACAACACCAAGTGTTCCTTGGTTAGGAAGTATATCGCCAATAGCGTCTAATACTTTAGGTGCTTTACTAGCTAAAAATGCACCTACTTTAGTTTCTTTAAATGTTTTCTTTTCCATTAAAAGTCAAATTTTTTAGTTTTTAAAGCTTCCATATTTTTAGCATACTGTTTTTCTAATCTTTGTACAGCATTAGAATGTGGAGCATTTTGTTTATCTTTTAAAAACTGATCACTAAGCCTATCAGACTCTGCTTTTCTTAATCTATCTTGAGTATTAGTTCCTTTAAAAACATCTGGAAAATTAGTTTTAAATTGTTCTAAAGCTTTTGAAGATTTTTCATAAGCAGAGGCTCTATCCTTACTGTTAGTTCCAAATAAACTTTCAGAAATAAGAGATGCATTAGCATTTACACCTCCTTTTTCTTTAGCTTCTGCAGCTAACTCAGCAAGCGTTGTAGTACCACCAGGAACAACTTCACCTTTTTTATTTACTTTAGTATAAACAAACTTCATGTTGTTTACTCTTTCTTTAGTATTTTTACCAAGGTTATCGTAATCTTGTCCTGGTACTATCTCTACAGTTGCACCATTATTACCATAAGGAATTTGTAATTCTTTTTTGTTACCAGTTGTTGAAGCAGATTTTAATCTATCACGATATGTACTATAACTTTTTTTAAAGTCACCATATTCAGCTGTAACGTCTTGCATGCCTTTAGTAAACTGTCTATTATAATCTGCATCACTACCCTGGTCGTTTTTCTTAAATTTATTATAACTTGCTGCATTTTCAAGCGTCTTGTCAATACCTACTCCTTGAAAATTATCAGCAGTTATAGTCTTAGTATTAAAACCCATATCCCCACTTTCATTACTTCTCATACGTTGGTTTTCTACAAAACTACCAGTACTAGGATTAAACTGCACGTAGCTTCCACTGTAAGGTGTTTTTTTACTTTGAGAATTACCACTTATATCAGTATCATTTGAAATTTCAAAAGCTCCAGGTCCAAACCTTTTAACCATTGATGGACCAAACTTTTCATTCATAGAAACTTTTTCAGTATCTGCAACTCTACGCTTTCTACCCATTTGTTTTATAAAAGACAAAGGTGTATCAGACTCATACATATTAGGTGGTCCTGTTAGTTTGTTAGGTTTAGGTCTCATATCTTTTTGTTCTAGATTATCTCCAGCTTTATAAGCGTTTTTCTCCCAAGGTAAAGACTTATCACTTTCGTTAAAATCTTCTCTGTCTACCTTTTTAATACCTTCACCGTCTAAGTTATGATATACAGCATTGTCATCATAATCTAATTTACCATCCATCATATCTCTAAGATGATGCTCTTCATGTGATTGAGCATTTTTTCTTATAGGATCATTTGGCTTAATATTTTTATTAATGATCATAGTTCCGTTTTTATTTGCTTTAGCAACTAAACCACTATTATCCTGCATGTTGTCAGGCGTAAATGGAACCTCATATCTAGCTACTGGATCTACGTCCAATGGGCTTTTAAGCTTGAAACCTCTTCTTGTTTTCTTCATAATTTTATTTTAACATCTCCAACGTTTTCTAGCTGCCTTACCTCTTTCACTAGTCCAAGACTTAGACCTTGCACAAAAAGACTTTCTACGTTTGGCATCTTTACTACCTGGTTTAACATTTTTCTTAGTCACAGGTGCTGATAGAGTACTACCTGGATTTTCTTTTTTATACTTTGCTCTGCCTGCTGCAGTCATACCTGCACCCTCTTTTACAGATAAAAAGTTTCTACCTTTACCTTTTGTTGTTTTACGTAATGATGGGCCACTTGATTTTACACAGCTACCCTTTGAACCTGGTCTAGTGCCAGGAACTCTTCTATAACCTCGCCAACAAGATAGACCACTTTCCATAATTTATTTTTTATAAGATTTTAAAAACTCTACTAACACTTTTAAATCAGACTTAACCTCAGCTAAACTTACTTTAACTTCCTCCATGTTCTTAGCCATTGTCTCATGCCTTTTTTCAAAAGTTGCTTTAACCTCTCTAATACTAAAAAAGAAAAACTTATACAAAGCATAAGACGCTGCAACTGCTACTACCAGCGATAATCCAAATTCTCTTACTAAGTCTAATACTTCTTTCATTATAGTTTTCTACCTTTTTTATCTACTTTAACTTCTTTTACTATTACTCTAGTACTAGGCTTTTTGTTTTGTAATTCTTCTAATTGCCTATTAAGTTCTTCTAACTTACCATCAGCCTCTGTACCATCTTTAATCATACTAGCAGTTATATTAACTTCTTCTTTTAATATATCTTGTGTTTGCTCTAGCATTTCTACTTGGTCTTTTAACTGTATAATCATTTTTTCATTCCACTCTTCTTTTAACTCATACTCTAAACGAGTGACTTCTATAGGTGGTAGTTTTTTAGCTTCTTCAATATCTGCTTGCAATGTGTAATACATACCCACAAAAGAGGCTGTAACCATTATTATTGCTACTACAGTTTTTAAGTCAAGTTGTATGTTGGTGTTTTCAGAGATCTTTGTACTCATTAGTTGCGTCAAATGATGGGCATGCTTTGTTGGCAAACTCATTGTGTGAATAAATAGCAGCGTCCGGATACATAGCTTTTAATGTTTTAAGCACATGTAACAGACCTTCTTTTTGTTCTGGTGTTCTAGTATCTTTCGGGGTCTTACCGTCTTCCTCAACGCCACCACAATAGCATATACCGATAGAATTACGATTATGCCCTGAACAATGAGCCCCGATTTTAGCTATATCTCTACCTTTCTGTATATCTCCATTTATGTCAATGTAGAAATGATAGCCTATATCTGACCAGCCGCGACCTTCAACGTGCCATTTTCTTATAGTGTCAACACTTATATCTTGGCCTTCTCTTGTAGCTGAGCAGTGAATTATTATTTCTTTAATTTGTCTCATTTTCTATTTTTTAACAAATACCACTTGTGAGCAGTATAGCCTAATGTTGTTAATAACAATAGTATAGATAATACAGGCTCTAGCCATCCTAGACTAACAACCGTAGCTGATGTTATATTTAAACAGTACAGCTTTAAATCATCTAATGTATTCATCTTTGAGCTAACAAAGCAGGATTACCTTTATACTCTATATTGTCAATCTTTTTTAATGTAGGTGTGATAGTAGAATTATTAGACATCATAATTCTAGTTCCTAGAGGCTTGCAACCACAGGATAGTTTTTTACCTGCTGGTTTTTGTTTTTGTCCGTAACTTGGCATAATTTTAAATTTTACGTTTATACTGTTGCTGTATTATTATAATCACACAATATTTAAATGCTTTTACACATTGTCATATTTTCTTTTCTTTTTGTGATCATATTTTAAATCACCAGCTAATTTAGATATATGCTTCTCGTCGTTAAGCATTTGTTTTTTACTACCACCATGCTTAGCATCGTAGTTTACATCTCTCTTTAAATAACTCATGTGAGCTGCGTCATCTCTTTCTGTAGCTTTTAAATTCTTTTTAGTTACCTTAGTATGAGCATGATCTCCATACATACCTGTACCCTCGTATTGAATTGGAGCAATTGATTGATCTTTTTGGTAATCATATCTAGTTCCTTTTGGAGTTTTGTTTTCAGTACTTGGAGAATATGAATCTTTGCCAGGATTTTGTAATCCATAAGAAGGCATATCAACACTATGTTTAGTTCTCTCTGCTTCACCTTTTTTCTTATTGAATTTAGGTTTTATTTTAACACCAGCTGGTCCTTTACTGTACATACCTGGAGCATCTTCTATTTCAGCTTTTAAATTATCAGGTAATTTATATTGATCACCTACTAAAGCTTTGCTTGGTCCATCATACATTCCAAAAGTAGAAGTTTGAGGAGTTGAACTAGCACCAGCATATAAATCTTTATATCTATCTACACTTGTGTCTTCAACCATACTACCATAAGTAGTTGGAGGAGGCGTAACACCTGTAGTTGGTTCAGCTGCTGGCTGTGGGTTAGGCGTACCAGGATCACTAGCTATGCTACTCATTAATTTTTCTTGACCAAACTTAGAAGCTGAAACTTTATTAGTTGGCTGTGTTATGTTAGGATTGTTTTCAAGTACTTTTCTGTTTTGAGGTCCTGCAGCTCTGTTAATAGATTGAGGTTCTTCAGCCATTCCTTGTGTTTCTGGCATTGGAGCAACCATAGGAAAAGCAGATCCTTTTCTTCCAACTTGTTGGATGTATTCTATTTTTTTAGCAGGTCTACTCATGCTGTAAGCAGCCATACCTTTTAGTGTATCTTCGTTCATAGGTTTAGTATTGTCTTGTTTTGGCTCTATAATAAAATTAGTACCATCAGCAGTTTCATTTTGAATAGGCGATAATTCAGCTTTATCTTTTTGTTTTAAATCTATTTTTAATCTTTTACTTGCTAGTGTCATATTATTCTTTTATCTCTATTGGCAAATGATATAGCTTTAGCTGTAACTTTCCAAGAGTATTTATTACTGTTGTTTAATTTTTTAGTAGGCATTTCTTCTTCACCCAACATAATACGGTACATACGACTAATTAGTTGTTTACACTTGTAGGAAACTTTATATATATGATATTTTTGGGTAGTGCGATTTCGTTCTCTCCACACAACTATCCACCCTTGTTTCAATAATCTGTTCCAGCGTCTGTTATCCCAACTATACGAGTACGTACCTTGTTTAAAATCATGTTTGGTAAAGTGGTCTAATGCGTCTAAATATATCAACAGTTCTAAGTCTGCATCATTTAGGTTGCTAGTTTTACAAGCCCACTTTCTTATTATTCTATAATGTTTAAGTAAATTTAATTCTTTTAAATCACTAGATGATAATCTTCTCATCTACATACAATTTTTTCTATAGAAAGACTTATGTGTTTTTCCTTTGCTTTTAAGTTTAATACATTTAGCATCTTGTCTTGCAGTTTTTTTCTGAGCTCTGTTAGATTTCTTAGCGGATCTTTTTTCACCTCTAAGTCCTTTCATTGCTTGTCTTTTTTCTTTGCCAGACAAGCTGCTTTTTATATCTGCTTTGTCTGATTTAAACTTATCTTTTATTTGACCTTTGTTTTGCTTTGACTCCGCACGTCTTTCCTTACCAGTCATATTCATGTCGTAGTCATCAGTGTAAATTAAGTTACCATCTTCGTCTCTCATTTCTGGATCATATTCGTCGCTTTCTTCTTCTTCTTCATTCATACTATCTCTTAAAGCTTCTAACGCATCTTTTTCTTCCGCTAGTTTAACTCTTTGAAAAAAGTCTCCAACTTCAGATCTTGAATAATCAGTGTCTGATGGTATTAAGTCTGTGCTTGCGTCTTTTTCTCTATCGGTGGCTACAGCTACTGGTCTATCATTTTGATCATCAGTTGTATCATCTGAATCTTGATCTAACATGTCAGTCATACCTGGTGTAATAACTGAAAAAGGTGAGTCACCACCTTTAATCATAGACTTGAAAGAGTCTGCAAAATTACCTCCGTTATATTTTATTCCTTTACGCAATCTACTCATAACTTATATTATTACTACAACGTCATTTTCTTTTATAACTTTGTATTGTTTGTTTTTTATTTCTATACCAAAGCCAGATGCTTTATCATAATATATTTTATCACCAGCATCTACATCTATTACATCAGTACCTGGCTCTATAACTAGAGCCTTGCGGTACCTTATATCTTCTCTCTGCTTTTCAGCGAGTATTAAACCTCCTGTAGTTCTAGCATTTGTATCCTTTATAGGTTTTATTACTATATATTTGCCTACTGCTTTCATATTCTAATATTGTTTATTACACAATCAGTAGACAGTATAGTAGTCGCTACAGAAGCCGCGTTTGTTAAAGCGCTTTTAGTAACTAACAAAGGATCTATTATTCCGGCTTTTACCATATCCACCGTATTTCCTGTAACCACATCTAATCCTCTACCGTCTTCGTCTGGGTCAACATGTTCTGTTATACCAGCATTACGCAATATTGTTTCGTAAGGTTTACGTATAGAACAATATAATACTTCTTCACCTATGTTTGATGGTTTTAAATTTTGTGAAGCATTTAATAAAGCTATACCGCCACCTGGCACTATACCTTCTTTTACTGCGGCTTTAGTAGCGCAAATAGCATCTTCTACTCTGTCTCTTTTTTCTTTTAACTCTAATTCAGAGTTAGCACCTACTTTAACAGTAGCTACTTTAGCTTTTAGTCTAGCTAATCTTTTTTCTATTCTAATAACTGTATTAGGATTTTTATTAGTAGATAATTCTTTTTTAAGTCTATCAACTATTTCTTTAACGTTATCATTATTTTCTAAATCTACTTTTAATAATGTATCGCTTTTATCAGTTACAGATTTTAAACATCTACCTAAGTGATCTATACCTACAACATCCATGTCGTCACCTAAATCTTCATTTATTAAGGTAGCTCCAGTAACAGCACATAAATCTTCTAATACTTCTGCTTTAGTTATACCATAATGAGGAGCACTTATAATATTAACTTTTATATTGCCTTTTGTTTTGTTCATAGCTAAAGCACTTGATACTTGAGTATCTACATTGCCTATTATTAATAAACTTTCATTATGTTTTATAACATACTCTAATACGTTTTGTATTTTTCTAACGTTATCTATAGTAGACTCTGATATTAATACAAGTGGGTTATTTAGCTCACACACGTTTAGCTCTTTATTAGTAACAAAATGATTAGAGGTTAAACCATGTTCATACTGTACGCCTTCTATTAATTCTACACTAGTATCAGCTTTGTCAGTTGTTTCCATTATTACAACTCCTGTTTCATTTACCATTTTAAAAGCCTCACCTATTATAGATCCTAACTCTTTATCATTGTTTGCAGATATAGTAGCTACTTGATCTATTTTATCTCCTGTTACTTTTTGAGAGTTTTTAGTTACGTACTCTAAAACTTTAACAACTCCACTATTGATACCTTCTTTCATAGCTCTAACGTCGTCTAGTAAGCTATGTGATTCTGCCTCTTTTAATATTGCGTGAGCAAGTATCGTTGCCGTGGTAGTTCCATCACCAGCTTCCTTAACAGTTCTTTGTGCAGCTTCTTTTATAAGTGTTGCACCAATATTTTCTAACGGATCTTGTAGTGTTATTGAATTAGCTACTGTAACTCCGTCTTTTGTAATTTGTGGGTGTCCATTACTATCCTCTAGTATAACACATTTACCACTTGCTCCTAGCGTTGAACCTACAGCATTAGTAAGTTTCTCTACGCCAGTTAAGACCTGGCTTCTAGCTGTATCGCCAAAAGCCAAGTCTTTTACTAACTTGATTTCTTCCATATTAAATTTAATTGTATTTTATTTATTTAAAAGTTTTTACTACTTTTGGTCCTTTTACAAACTCCAGTTTTTTTGTGTAATGAGCTATTGAAGCATCTATAGCATCTTCAGCACCTGGTAGTGTTTCTCTTCTTGTAACATCTATCCATTGATCATTTTCAGGATGTTTGTATTCGGTTTGATAAAAGCCATTTGGTAATTGAACAACTCTCCAGTTGCTTTTGGTAGTTATTGATTTCCATAGTTCAATGGTTTTTTCATCTGGTTGTGGTGCACTAGACCACGTGTTAGTGCGGGTATATAAAAATGTCATTTGGTTAATTTGCTTTTGCCACGTTTTTTAACGAAGCGGTTTTTAATGTTCCGTCTTTTACTTCTTGAGGTACCCAAGAAAACAATCTTGTATCTGCAACATCGTGCAGTAAAATGGTCTTGTCGGTTACTTTCCAGTCATAAAAGTACTCATAGCCAAATAAGGCTACGTCTGGTTGCATAAACTCTATAATAGCGTTGTTGAATAACTTACCGCCATTTGCCCACTTAACATCGTCATATGTGTTTAAACAATCATATATAACTCTGCTTTTTGGAATGGCTCCGTATATTGCACAGTCTATTAGAGTATTATGGTTTTGTGTTCTTTTCATGCCAGCAAAGAAACAGTGCTTATCTGTTAAATGCTCATACACATGATCAAACGATTTTATTGGCTTACAGTCTACATCTAAGTATATGCCGCCAAATTTTTCTAATAATAGTAATCTTATTCTATCGCATATAAATGCTGCTGGTATTTCGTTTTGTGGATCAATATATGATTTCAAATATATATCATCTTTAAATTCTTCAAAAACTTCATTACCCCACAATCTATAAGCGTAGTCTTTATTCATTAGCTGTATCTCTCTACAAAATTCAGCGCAGTGTTCTGGTATAGGATTATTACCTATCCACAACTGGTGTATTACCTTTGGTATCATTTAATTTAATTTAATTTTTAATTATCCTCCCCAGTTTGCTCCTTTGCCTGATCCTGATCCTGAACTTGAACTCATATTAAATGATGGATCTTTTCCTAAATCTATTTCTGGTTCTTTATCTTCATTGTTAGAAGTCCACTCACCATCTGCTAGACTTATGTTAACGTTTCCATATTTCTTTTCAAGAATTTTAGTTAAATTTTCTTGTTCAACAGTTACTTTTTTTAATTCTTGTTTTAACTCGTCTTTATGTAAAGACATTTGAGCTAGACTTATAGATATATTGCTTATTCTGCTTTGTATCTGTTTTATCTTTTCTAGCTCCACTTTTTCTATATAATTTGATTTATGTGCCATTTGCTTTATTTTAGTTATTATCTTATATATATAATCACGCATTTTTTATTGTTTTTTACTTACAGTTTCCTAAGTTTGTAACCTCACCATCTTCATTTACATCTATAAATCCTCCTTTTTGACTTCCATTGTCATACTTGTATGTTGAAGCTCCAAGGGTTGTTGTTCCACTACTGTTACTATATACAACATCATCTACATCAGGATATGTACCAGAACCATTGTGATATGCTGTATCTTCTGTTGCTACTAAACTACAAGCTTCGCCTGCTCCTCCTTCTTGTCCTTCAGAATTATAAGAAAATGCAGTTAAGTTAGATAAACCATAGAAGTCTGACATTGCTGTAGTTGCTCCAGCACTTTTACTAGCATAAGTACCTAGTGTTGCATTTAAAGCTACGTTAGATAACGATACGTTAAACTCAGTTGCTATATCATTAATACTTATTTGACCAGAACTAGGTAAGCCCATTATATTAATCTTTTCAAGCCATCAACTTGTTTTGATAAGTCTTTTATAGCTTCTATTAATAATGGAACTAACTTTTCATACTTAACAGCTTTGTAGCCATTATCTCTAGTATCTACAACTTCTGGTAATACTTTTTCTATTTCTTGAGCTATAACACCTACATCATGGCCGCTATTGCCGTGGACTTCTTCTTTTTCTATCCAATCAAACTCTATACCTTGTATTTTATTTACTTTGTCTAAAGCTTTGTCAATACTTTTAATGTTGTCTTTTAATCTAATATCAGAACTAGAATAAGCAACTATATCATTTGAAGCATCTATTCTACCAGTTGTTGCTGATGCATTTGCACCAACACCTAAAGATTTTGTTATTTTAGTTCCTCCATTTCCATAAACTATAAGTCTTTGAGTACCACTACTAGTAGCAATTCCACTAGATAATGTAATTCCAGTTCTTACTTGGAATGCAGTTCCATCACTTCTAGTAGTACCTACACCAACTCCAGTGTTTGAGCTATTGCCCCATCCATTGACAATATTGCAACCAGCAAACGTGTTTTGGTCTGTAGTTAGAGCCAAAAGAGGATTTCCTGAAGTATCAGGCATTCGTATACCACATCCTACACCTTCTACTCTTATCATTCCACTAGAAACATGTAGCTTATCAACAGGACTAACAGTTCCAATACCTACTAGGCCTGAGGAATTAATAAGCAAATCTGCGTTAGAAGTTGTGGCAGCTGCGCCAAAACCTAGTCTAATATTAGCATTACCTATCACGGCAAATCCTGCAGAACCTCTACCAGTATACACTACAGTTTCATAATTATTTTGCACTTTAATACCATTAGTACCTGCCGATCCAAGCGTATCTAAATTTAATGCATTTCCTACTCCTGTAACTCTTATATTACCAGCAACAGCTAATTTCTCTGCAGGGCTAGTAGTTCCAATACCAACGTTGCCTCCAGAAAGTATTGTCATTTTCTCTGAGCCATTGGTCCAAAGAGCTAATGTTGAAGCTTTATAATTAAGAAGATTAACCTGACCGTTAGAAGCATTGTTTATTATCTGAAACCCATTGGAATTAGTGTCTGATGAGTTTGACATTTTAAGTCTTGTTTGTCCAGTTGAGTCGTTTCTAACATGAAGATAAGTGGCATTGGCTGTTGATGCCACTTCTAGTTTTGAGTCTGGACTAGTTGTTCCAATACCTACACTACCATCAACACTTATACCATCTAAAAAATTTATAGCCATTTAATTTGATTTTTTTTTTATATTATCCCATTTTTTGAATCAATGCTGTTAAGCTTTGAGCCGTGCTTGTTGTAGCTGTTACTACATTAACACTTGTTCTATCTACTTTAGCAAATACTGTTTCTTTACTTGCTGTATCATATAGTTCACAAGTGACATTGTTTGTTCCAAAATTATGAGTAAATGTGTGAGTGGTAGTATTTGAACTAGTTAATACTTTTTGTCTAGCTGCTACTTGTAGACCAACATTACTAGCAAAATCAGGCCCAGCATAAATACCTTGACTTGTAACTCCCGTTATTTGACCAGTTGCATTAACCGTAATTCTTGGTACTAAAGAAGCATCACCATATGTACCTGCAGTTACAGTTGTTGGTTTAAGAGTGACTGCACCAGCTTGTGATACTTGAAAATTAGTTTGTGAAAAACTTGCAATACCAGGTGTAGTAGTTGTAGCTAAGCCAATGTTATTTTGAACAGTAACCCAGTCTGTTAATGCTGTTGGTGCATCTGAATCAGCTATAAGCAAATCACCTACTTCAACGACCTCTGTAAAGAAATTACCAGCTGCTGTTACAACATATACCCAACCTTGTTTAATACTCGACGATGGAGATGAATCAAGATCTGGAGTGTTAGTAGCAGCGTTATAGCCACCTTGAAATATTAAAGCTCCTGAACCAGCTGATGAAGCATCAACATAAGCTTTAGTAGCTGCGTCTGTATTAGCAACAGGAGTTGCTAATTGCTGAAGCTTAAAACCTCCCATACTCACAACTGCAGTAGCAGCAGCAAAATTACTAAAAGGTATATGACTCATTTTAGTTTTATTAACCGCTAATTGTTCTGAAGTATCTCCAGCAGTTCTAAGTATATAACCCGCTCCAGTACTCGAAGTAGCCGTAGCTGCGTTTATAATGTTATTAGCTGTAGCTGCATAGTTAGCAGCAATATTTATATTATTGCTACTTGCTGATATTGTTAACCCAGTTCCGGTGGTTCCACCTGAAAAGAATACAACATCAGTTGAACCATCACTACCTGTAAGAGTTATTTTTCCTTGGTTTACATTTGCAGCTGCTGCTGGTAATGTGTATGTAGCTCCACTTGCTGCTGGATCTACCCACTCAGTTCCGTTATAATACTTAAATGCTTTAGCAGATCCTGAATCGAACCATATCTTACCTTCAGCTACTGATGGAGCTGTGCTATCTACTTGTAGTTTAGCATCAAGTAATTGGTTAGCATTTAAGTCTAAATTATCTAAAAAATTTATTGCCATTTTGTTTAGTTTAAATACGCCTTACCTGAAAAGGCTGCGCTAAATGTTATTGTTAATGAGTTTGTGTTATTATATGTTACGTTTCCGTATTTGATAACGTTAGAATCACTTACTACTTCTACAGAGCAAAATTTATCTAAGTTATGTGTTATAGTCCAAGTAGTAGATGGTATACTTTGAGTAAATATAAAATTAGCATCTGTTGGAATATTAACAACTTCAAAGTCTACTTGATTAGTTAATGTTTGAGAAATATCTATGAAGTTTCCTTTTCCTTTTAATTTTACATTATTTATAGTACCATCTAGTTGGTCTGTTAACTTTAAATCTACTTCACCGCCTTGAGTACCTGTATTGGCATCAACAGCGGTCAATGTGTAAGTAGTATTTATTAAAGTTTTTAAATCTGTTAACCTCAATTGCTTTGTACGTGCATCATCTGCCATATCGGAGATGATCATTCGATCATCCCCTATTGGCGTAGTCTTTAATGGATAAGAATATATGACAGCCAAGATCTACTTATTACCTGATCTTGTTTTCATATGCTTAGTAAGAATCATACTTGGTCCTTTGTACATGGCTGGTTTACCATTACCTTTAGCATATTTCCCCATCTTCATACCTGATTGAGCTCCGTATTGAATTTTACCACCCATAGATGGACCTTTCATTCCTGCTTTCATCATCGATGTTCCTTTATTGTACATAGCTGCTCCAGCAACTGTTGCTCCTGCTTTCTTATTTTCCGCTTCTGATTTAACTTCAGCTTTAGCTCCTTTTGCTACAGGTGCAGCTTTTGTATTAGCTTTCTTCTTAACAACTGGTTCTCCTTTTGGTGCTGGCTTAGCCGGTTGCTTAGCTGGTTGCTTAGCTGGTGAAGTCTCCTGAGCTGATGTTCTCTTAGCTTCTGCAGCTTTCTTAGCTTTTGTTGCTTCGTTCTTAGCTTTTTGCGCGTCAGTTAACTTTGTTTCTTGTACATCTACCTTTTTAGTAGATTCATTTTTCTTCTTTGCTCTAGCTAATTTTATTCTATCTTTCTTTTTACCTCTAGCTTCTTTTCTATCGGCTCTCATTTCTTTTCTAGACTCCTTAACAGCAGCTTTTTTCTCTTTTCTGTTTTCTTTAACCTCAGCTCTTTTGTTTTTACGTATGTCTTTTCTCTTAGCTTTTGCTTCGTCTTTAGTAATTTCTCCTCTTAGTCGTGCAGCTCTTACTTCTTTCTTAGCAGCTCTAGCTTCTTTTCTTTCAGACTTGTTTTCTTGTCGTTTAGTTTTTCTAGCTGCCTTGTTAGTTTCTCTTTTATCTTTACGAGCGTCTTTAATTTCGTTTCTTTTAGTCTTTCTTGCAGCTTGTTTTGCTTTTCTTTTAGCTTTACCCGCTTTAACCGCTTTAACAGATTGTAAAGACTTTTTTTCTTCTCTTGTAGCTTTTTTATCAGCCTTCTTATCAGCTCGTTTAGCTTGTCTATCAGCTTTATCTGCCTTTCTAGCAGACTTAATGTCAGCTTTTGCAGATTTTTTTGCAGCTTTAATAGCAGCTTTAGCCGCTTTCTTAGCTTTTCTTTTTCTTTTTTCTAATGGTGATTCCATATCATATATTATTTATCTATAATCTTTGTGTTATAGTTTGTTTTTTAATCCTATTTAGTTTATGTCGCTTATCCATCGCGTACATTATAGTAATTCACTTGTATTTCACGATATTTACCCTATAGAAGGGTGACACTTACCTGTTATTAAGTAGCTTTAAGGGGCTAATGTCACTATATATTAGAAATATTGGAGTATTGCATAGCGCCACCACAATATAATTTTGTGTAAATAAGAAAATGAAATATATAATTGCGGGTCCCCATTGTTTTATATAATTTAATTGTTATATATGACATTTATTTAATATATTATTGTGTCAATGTTATATATATATTGTACAAACTAATTACGACTTATGTTGGATAATATAAATGTAAATAAAATATATAAATAAACTAACAATGAAAAACTTAATTAACAACATCGAACTAACAATATTAAAATTATCACTCATATCATTTATATCAACAGTAATATATATGATAGTAGAATATGGAATTATTAACTACATATCATTCAATGGAATTTAATTAATGTAAATTATTGAGATAATATGTGTAACACTTCTCAACTAATTTTAACTAATAAACAAAGTTACACTCTTACAAACTAACAACGAACTAAACTGGATAATAATAATAACTAAACTAAATATAAATAAATAAAATATAATAACTATGAAAACTAATAACTTAACTACAAAAAGATTTGTAATCAGAAAATCATTACTCGGAACTAATTCAGTAATTACTTTCACTAACAAAAAAGGCTATAAATTCACTTATGATCATGATGAAATTTACTCAACATTTCAAGAAAAGTTTGAAAGTATGCCGTGTTTCCAACAGTACAAATCTTATACAAATAGTAATACTGTTCCAAAATTCTGCAGAGAATTAAGTGAAATCTTAGATCATCAAGTTTCTGAGTAATAAAATAAAGTCCAGTTAGTTCTACTCGTTTACTGGTAAATCAAATATGAATGAGTAATATAGCCGACGGGTATATAAATACTTGGGAAAGAGGTGAGGTTCGACTCCTCACTCGGTTACAAACTAAATACTATCCAAAGTGGATAATATAATAAACTAAATAAAATTAATAACTATGTATAATGTAAATAATCCTTCAAACTGGTCTTGGTCAAAAGCTTTTGACGAAATGGAAAAGACTGTAAATCAAGCTGAACTTACTCAGCAATGTATAAATCACGTTCTCAATTATCCCGGAGAAGCTAATGGTGTCTTCATGACATTAAGTAAATCTCAACAAGATGATGTGTATGAACTACTAAATCAAGTGCTATGAATAATCTAAATACTACAATAGACAAAATAGCAATGTCAGAATTTGACATGCACTATTATCAACTCGGTGACAATGAGAAACAATGGTGTCATGATGAAATGGTGAATAATCCAAAGTGGCTAAAGAAAGATTGGGAAGATCCATTATTTTGTGTAGCTGATAAGTGGAAAGCTGGTTTACCAATATATAAAACTTATAAATAAACAAATAAAAACAAATAATATGATAGATAACTATGAATTTGAAATATACTATGGTGACATTGAAGAACCACTATATTTAACTAATGATAAAAACTATATTTGCGATGAAATGAGAGATTTCATGGAAGAATTAGGAATAATAATGAATGAAGTAATATATAAAGTAGAAAAAATATGAATAAAATAATATTAACAATTGGAGTAGCAAGTTCTTTACTAGCTTCTCCTGCAAAAAAAGATGGTACAATAGTAAACTCAGTAGAAAGAAACAAATATCTACTAAGTGAAGCTATAAACAATATCCAAGATATGAAAGAGTGGATGCAGAGTGATGTAGACAAAGATAATATAATTACAGATTTAGGTGAATATTATATTGAATATCTTAATGAAACTGAAGATATGTTACTTGAGTTTTCTAATACAAAATAAATACGACAACTAATGGATAATAACAATATGAAATACATAAACACAGACAACTTAACAGCAATCAATTATGGTGACGGTGAAATCAAACTCATGATCTTCAACAAACATAAATCTCCTTATGGTTACTCACCTCGCGACTTAGTTGTCTCACTGTTCAGTGTTTCAATAAAAGAATTTACGTACAACTATGTACAGTCGGAAGTAGACAAAGTGTATTCTACTTTCAACTATGATGAAATACACGAACTAATAACTAAAATAAATAACAATGACTAAAACTCTTAAAAAAATAGCAATATACCTAACAGAGTGGCACATGTTAAAAATATATGCTACCGTAATGACTACAGCTTTCTTATGTATTTGGATTCCAACTATGTTTATAGCTATCAAAAATGTAATAATGCAAGTAATCTTACCACTATTTAAATAATATGAAACTAACTAACGAAGAAAAAGACGAAATTACTTGGAGAGTGGTTGACTCACTATATGAAAAACTAGCTAACGAGTTAGAATATGAACTTGAAGATCATAATAACTTTACAGAAACTAACGATGAATTTCTAGATTTATTCAATGAAATGACTATAAAAATAGTAAAATATATGAGAAGTGAACTGTTCTCTCCAGGAACAAGTGAAGACTTAGAACTTTATAAAAGATAAAATATGACAGAACAACAAGCAATTGAAGCAATCGCTAATGATATACAGGATGGTATCTACGGTTGGACACAGAAATGTGGAACAGAGTGGCAGAAGTGGACATATTCACTAATGCAAGCAACAAAAATATATAATGGTGAACTAATAATAGACTTAGAAAATGGAAGCAATTGATAGATCTCACGAGTGGGAAGGCGCGTTTGAAGACGCTAAAACTAAAAAAGCAGTAATGTTTCTAATGATAGAAGAAGTTACAACAAGCACTCCTAATGATCAAGAATTAGGCAAAAGAATAAGAAAAATAATAAATAACTACAAAAGAAATGAAGACAATTAAATTTTACCCAAGTAATAGATCAATAATAAGATTAGACGGCAAAATGTATAAAGGTTATACAATTGGAAATATACCTGATGATATTCAAGGATGGTTTAACTATAAAGGATTAACGTTTGTTACAAATTAAATACGATTACTATTGGATAATATATACATGAATACAACAACAATACAAACAAAAGCATGTAAATGTGGCAAAGAGCTACATCCAGTAAGAATTAAGTACGGTTATAACACTTGTGTTAGCTGTAGCAACGTAGAGCGTTATGGTTGCGCTCCAGTTATCAACCATAAAACTGGCAATAGTATACAAATACTTAGTCGTGAAGATGCTATTAAAATAGCAAAACTAACTAGACGTAAAGGTTATGGTACTATGCTAAGATAACGGGCATGAGTGTGATGCTGTAACTCGACCTAAAAACATACGAGCGTTAACTCGCGAAATAGTGCCTTACAATTTAAAATAAGGTCAGCTCATACTTAATCGGTATGGGCTTTTCGTGGTATGAGTAAACAACAACAAACAATTACCAAACAACTACAAAACTTGTACTCTTGGACACAATTCTATCAAGAAGTTGGTAATAAAGATCAAATAAGAAAGTGTCAAACTCAAATCGCCGAGTTAAAAAAGGCGTATAATCAATTAAAATCTAATAAAAATGGCAAAAAATAGAACGCTAAACGAAATTAGACAATCAAAAGAGTATCAAATAGCTAAACATAATGCAGATTTACAAGCAGAAGTAGCTAAAAATACTAATAAAAACCCTAATGTAACAACTTCTAATCCTTTTGAACACGAAGAAGTAGATAAAACTGTTGATCAAATTGTAGAAGACTTACAACCTGTAATATATGATACTATATTTGAACTAATTTGTAATGAAATGAGTACAAAATATGTATTTGACTCATCAGAATACTTAACTGAAGCAGGTTTAGAACTATTTGAAGACGAATGGTTCGAGTTTTATCATGAAAATCATGGTAAAATAATGCATAAACTAATGCTTTGCTACAAAACTTAAAATAATGAATAAATTTAACGGAATGGAGTCGAAACTTATAATCGACGCACTTGACTGCTACGTAACGCAGGTAGAAAAAGATATATTAGAATTAGAAAAAGATGGTAAAAGATCTATATTTGCACCAGGTTTTTATACTAATATATCAAAAGAGTTAAAAGACAAAGTAAGATCTATGACTAAAAAACAAATTACAAACTAAATACGAACACTAAAGGATAATATAAACATGTTATACGATAAATTAAAACCACATATCAAAGCCAAGATGAAAGAAAATGCTGAAGAGTATGAATCTGTAAATTGGCTACTTGATAAACTTAAAAACAAAGACCATTACTCTGACTTAACTATTGAGCAGATAAGATCTATTTGTACATTTGGCGATGTATGGTATTACGATCTTACGCAAAAAGAGTTAATATGGGGTGATTGGCTAATAAAACAATAAATATGAACGAAGAACAACTAGCTTTAGATACATTAAAAGCACTAGGTGCTAAAGATACATCAAGTCCATCTCAAATAAAAAGAGGTACAACTTGCTTTACATTACCGACAGGTGACTGCATATCTGAACATAAAACAGGTTATATTAGAAAAAATATACTAAACAAAAATGGTAGTATTTACACCTGTTATCAGCTAAATCCACAATATAAATCCTCTCACAAAGTTATTTCATGGAATGGAAAACTATATGAGTTCGATACAAACAAAAGAATGCTGATAAACAATAGAGCTGAAAGGCTAAAAAGACTTGTATTATATACTATTAAGCAAATAAACAAAGCAAATGGATGATGACAAGCGAGACTTAGCGTTAATACTGTTTGGATTAGCGCTAATACTTTACACAATTTTACTAACTACTAACTTAATTTAACAAAAATGGAATCAAAAGAACCAACAAACGAAAAAATAATAGAAGCCGTAAAAAGTTATTATGGCTTAAAAATAGATGAAAATGCTTACGATAATGCAGATATTTATGCTTATGAAGAAAACACTGTAGACGGTTACTCTGTATATGTAGTAGCTCACGACATGAGAAACGTAAGTATATGCGAAGATGTGTATTATTACGATAGTGATGTACCATCAGCTATTATGGAGATGATAAGATATTCAAATGGACATTGTACATTATATGCAGATGACTATTTTCTAGATGATATATACTTTGACGATATGTTACTAGAAGAATTTTCAGAAATAGCAGATAAGATATATGACGAAATTATGAATGAAGACAGTGATTATAACTTTGACATGGCAGAACTGCAATGGCTAAAGGAAGAATTTACTGAATCAGAAGAAATTAATCAGACTGTTAGTTAGTTAATAGTAGTTTAGTTTCCACGATAAACTGTCGTCTTAAACACTAAGGGAGTAGATATTAAGACAGGTCAGCTCGTACTCAAAAGGTACGGGCTTTTCGTGGTATGAATACAATAAACATGATGAAAGCATTTATGTTACTAGGTGATCTAGATGCTACAAGCACAGAAAAGTTAAGCGATGCAAGAGTTGCTTACAAAGAAAGAATAGCTTTTGCTACAATGAGAGCTAGTATACCTGATTGGCAACCACCAAGCAACTGGAATAGTTTAACTAACAAACAAAAACTAGACAGACTTGATAAGTTACAATCAGTATGAACTATAAAATAGAAGAAAATATAATACCTTCTTGGGCTGTTAGCTATTTGCAAAAATACACTGAAGAAGCTATACGAAAAACTCAACCATATTTAGGCCAACCAAAAGAAAATGGATCTGGCGCTTATTGGGGTGGTATTGATATGGCTTCAAGTTTACCTATTGCAAGTGCTAATGAAAACGCTATGTTGTTTTCTGTATATACTTCTAACTTTATGTATGACTTAATTACTAAGTATATACCAAAGCCGTACTTATTTAATGATCAAATAGTAGTGAAAAATAAAGATGTTAATATGCCTTTTCAACCTCACTATGACAATCAATATGGCCCTTTTCCTGATGACAAAAGCCTCTTAACTATAAATTGTATGTTAGTTTTAGATGATTTTACTGATGAAAACGGCACAATTGAAGTACTTGACAACAATAAATGGGTAAGTTTATACCCTAAAACAGGTGATATAGTATTAATAGAAGGTAACTGTGTACACAGATCTTCTCCTAATACAACAGATAAACCAAGAAGAGCATACTTATGTGTGTATTCTAATAAATCAATAGGTAAAAACTTTCAAAAAGGTTTTTATTACGAAGCGTTTACAAACTAAATACGATAACTAACGGATAATATTAATATGAAAGAAGATGCAATCGAAAAATTAGCTCAACTATTATTTGATAAAATAATGGAAAAGCAAGAAGATGCTGATGCAGAATATGCAGAGCAAATACAAAAACTAGTTAGTCAAGGCTATACTATATCTGATATTACAAGTAATAAAACAGATGAGTTAGGTTTAAACGCTGAAGAAAGACTAGTAGGCGAACTAGCTAGACTGCAAACAATCATGATGATCTTTGAAGACAAAGAAGAATATGAAAAAGCAGCAATGATACAAAAGAAAATAGAAAAAATAAATTTTAAATTAAATCATGGAAGTGGAAAATATTAAAGCAATGCTTGCTCACAAATACAATGAGGACAAAGCAGATTACCCCGCATTCATACAACCAAAACTAGATGGCGTACGCTGTCTATTTACTGCCAAAGGCGCGTTCTCTCGTGCTAATAACCAGTTTATGAATGTAGAACACATTGAACAGGCTCTAAAGCCTTTCTTTGCAAAAAACCCTACAGCTGTGCTTGATGGCGAGCTGTATAATCATGGGCTAAAAGATGACTTTGAAAAGATCATCTCACTAGTTAAAAAGAAAAAACCAACAGACGCTGACAAGGCAGAAGCTGCAGAACTAGTACAATACCATGTATATGATATAGCTAGTATGACAATAGGTACTTATAGCACTAGACTAAGTTACATTACTACAAACTTAACTTATACATATCCTATATGTAAAGTTGAAACTAAAGTTGTTATGGATTTTGACGAAGCATTATCTCTACACAAGAAAAACCTTAAACGAGGTTACGAAGGTAGTATATACAGATCATTTGCAGGTAAGTACAAAGGTACTAGATCATGGGATCTTATGAAGTTTAAAGACTTTCACGATGCAGAAGCTACAATTATTGGCTATGAAATAGGTAAAGGTAAGCGTGAAGGTACACTAGGTAAGTTTATTATGCAAGATTATGAAGGTAATGAGTTTGGTTGTCCTCCAGGTAAAGGCTACAACTACAAAGACTTAGCTAATATGCTAGAAAATATACACGACTACATCGGTCAGTATGCTACATTTACATACTTTGAACGAACTAAAGCAGGTAGTTACAGACATCCACATTATAAAGCAATAAGAAATTATGAATGATTATAAAGCAACAGGTCTAGCTGAAGGCTGGATAAATACAAGCAATGAAGATGAAATAATCGAAGCTTGGCAATACTTACACGATACTGGTCTTGCATATAAATTGCAAGGATGGTTTGGTAGAACTGCACAAAGTTTATTAGAAGCAGGGGAAATACAATGAGTGATCCAATAAGCTATATGCCTTGGCTTCTCAAGAAAGAGGAGCCTTGGGCTAGTGTAAACACAGGTTTTTACAAATGTGAAATGTGTGGTAATGATATTACAAAAGAAGATTATGAATTCTGTGACATATGTCCAGACTGTTTAGACGAAGAAATATGAAAAAACTAATAATAACAATAGCAACTGGCTCATTATTAGCTAGTTGCGCTAGTACTAAATGTGTAGGTTCACTACATAAAACTAAATATAAACATAAACATACATGCGCAGCATTTAGATAATGAGAAAATTAATATGGCAATTATATAACGACAATATGATAAGTATTGAAGTTGCTCACATGTTATTAGACAAACACTATGAATAGTATGTGGGAAAACATAGCTAAAAAAAGACGATGCTTAAGCCACAAGTCTTATGTTAAAGCTACAATGGCTACAATACAGTGCGATATAGCTAAACATGCTATAAACACTGGAACAGTTGACTTTGAAAAACGTAAATTATTTTTAAAATATAAAAATTATTATGAAAAACTCTGATTGGATAATATATTATTCGCAAAAATGGCTTGATGAAGAAATAAATTCAAGAGGTTTAAAAAACGAGCATGAGCTATACTGGGCAACACTGCACAGTGACAATAGGCTTAAAGATACTAAAGTAAAGGGCTAATGTCACAACGCGCTATGACATATCTAAATAATAAGCGCATTGTATATCGTAGGTACTCGCCAGATGAGCCAACAACTAGTTACGACTGGGGTTGGTACTATGCTGACGGTACTTACGGCTATTACAGTTTGTTTAACACAAAGGCAAAGATAAATACCTATAGATCCTTAAAATGGCATTTGTTAGTATTGTGGTATCTTAATCCTGACATGGATAAAACACAGTTTTCTGAACTAGCAAGTGTAATAACTCATAAACCTAATGGGTTTACTACATTTACATTATCGCCTAACATATTAAACAACATTATAAACGAAGTATATATACAAGATCTTGAACAACCACCAAAAAATAAACTACGTAAAATAGTATTTAAAGATGGTTCAGGTCTTAGTGTAAGTGAAAAATTAAGTATTGTTGGCTCAATAATAGGTAGAGGTAAATCAATACTACAACAAGATATTTACGAAGCTATGCTACAGGTGCATGATAACGGTGTTATCACTATACCTAAAATAGCAAAAGTTCTAGGTTGCACACCAAGAACAATACATAGAAACATGGGTGAAGAACTCAAAAAAGAAAAACAAGAGTTAAATAACAAACATGAAAAAGTATAATGTACAAAACTACATAAGGCTCAAAGAAGATATAAAGTTAGCTATGCCAGTTAATAAAGAATATTCTTTTTATACTCGTGACGAACTTATAATTAGATTTATGCCGCTTGTAGAAAACATTTCAAAAAAGTTTGCTACATCTCAAGAAGCGTCAGGTGTTATGTCTATATTAGATATAATACAAGAAGGCTATGTTAATTTAATAAAAGCAGTAGATAAAATAGACTGGGAAAAACTTATTGACTCTGATGATGTTGAATTAAGTTTGAAGTCTTTTTTATCTAAGCGAGTTAGAGGTGGCATACGTAGAGCTATTGATAAAAATAGAGGTACAATGCGTATACCTGAGCACAAGATGGAACAAATAAGAAAAGATGGAGGTAAAGATAAAAAAATGGTTGCTATGTTTTTTAATAGCATATTTTTAAGTATTGATGCTACACCATCTAATGAGGATATGGTTTATCAAATACCTGATAAATCAGATCCATACAATGAGCAATTGTTAAATGCTTATTTATTAAGTTTATTAAACAAATATCTAACTGAAAACGAAGTTTTTGTATTAAGCAAGAGTTATGGTCTTGACGGCGATAAAATGTCAGCTAAGAAAATAGCTGAAGCTTTAGACATAAAAGGCGTGTCAGCTTACGTAAGAGTTTCTGAACTTAAAAAGCAAGCTGTACAAAAGCTAATTGACAACGTAGATCACTCGCAAGTGCTTGACTACCTGTAAATTAATAAATAAATATGTGATTATAATAGTATGACAATATACCAAAAATTATCCAAAATTCAACAAGAGTTTAAATCGAAGAAAAGTAGATACAACTCTTTCGGCAAGTATTATTTCCGATCTGCCGAAGACATCCTAGAAGCTACAAAACCCTTTTTAAAGGAGCTAAACGTAACAGTAACAATACAAGAAGACTTAATTAGTTTTGAGCCTCCTGTATTAAAAGTTACAGCAACTGTAGCTGATGATAAAGACAGCTT